CCTCCATATTTATTAGCTCTTGGTTCTGAGAATTTTACGTTTTGTGGCTTGAAATCTTTTGCTTTGATAATTTTTACTGTCATTTTGATTGCTTTGCTTTGTTTGTTAATTACTAATAACTTTATTTCTTTAAGTCGAAAAACTTCTAATTAATTTCTTGGGTGTAGTATATACACGCGTTCGCATATACACTCTCTTACACATACGAATAATGGTAGAAAGGTCAAGAGAAAGGTCAAGAAGTATCCCTGTCAAGTCGTTGGACACTCCCAAGAAAAAGACTACAACTCCTAAGAAAAAGACCGTAAGTCCCTTGAAAAAGTCTACAACCCCTAAGAAAAAGACTACAACCCCTAAGAAAAAGACTACAAGTCCCAAGAAACCGCCGGGGAGTCCTGAAAAAAAGTCAAGTAATTTAGAAGAGAAAAAGATTCTAGAACAAATTCTAAATATACAAATCCCTGACAATTATTATCCTGGCAAGAAATTAGTCTTAAAAGACCTTGTTAAACAACAAGACGCTGGTATAATTCTGGAAATTACAAAAGGTCTTTACGGTTTCGTTGAAAAAATAGGGTTAGGTAGTAGCAGTATCGCTTTTACTTTTATAAAGATTATAGCTCTTATAGCTAGTAGTGCTATACCGTTTCCAGAAGTCAGAACATTCATAATTGTTAAGACACTAGCAATCATTAAGACTGCAAAAAGTACAGCAAATCTCGTCTTTGCAGAAATTTATTTAAAGCTTTTTGATAAAAAATTATCTACAGTGTCATACTATAAAAAGTTATCATTCGCTGTTGTTTTACCTGTTGTTGTAGGGTCCTTTTATCTTTTTAGTAGCAGTGCTGGCGGTAGAACCGCTAAACAACAAAACATTGTAGGATTTTTAGAAGATTCTTACAAAAAATCATTATCCAAAAACTACACTCCTTTCTTCACAGAAACGCCTGGAATCACAGGGGAGACGAATAAATTTTTAGTTTCTGAAAAAATCATAAAAGAAGGAGAAACTACGATAAAATTAGAAAAATTAGGAATCAATAATCCTGAAATTTCTAAATTGAATCCTAAGGGTGTTGGAATAACCTATAATCCTATCTTTGGAACAGATAAACCTATAAATTTAAAGTTTACAGCCAGAGTACCTTATCTTGACAACTCTGAAAAATTCTTATCAGGAGACGTAGGGCTCGTGAAAAATTCTAAAGATATTGAGAGTATCAAAGAAAAATTAACATATCTTGTAAAATTCTATGAAGAAAATCTTGGTGGTATATCTTCTTGGTACACGACTATCCAACGTATTACAGGCTTAGCTAAACGGTACGACGATTTGATAAGAACTATAAATTACACTGTAGAAGATATGAAAAGAAATGGAGAACCTGTTTTGAAAATACAAATCTATGAAGATTTAGGTGAACAGATTCTTACAGAAGGTCTTCAAAAGAAATCTTTATCGATTAAGTACGATTTACCAGAACAAGCAATTTCAAATTTTATAGAATTGAAAGACATATCATCACAATTACTGTTGAGCGGGATAAATATTTCTAATCAGAACAGTAGACAAAAAATCTTAGAAGCTAGTAGAACTCCGCCATTCATCAACACTCTGCGTTCTAATTTAAACATAATCAATGATACAAGAAAAAAATTACTCGAGGCCAATAGAGATATTAAATCTGCTAATCTTACAAATATTAATCTTGTTTCACTTCGCGTAGACGATGCTACAAGTGTTATTGCGAGCTCTATAAACCGTATAAAGAAGTATGATACGTCAAATCCTTTAGAATTTTACAGTAATACCATAGAGCCTGTTGTTATAGAAACAAGTAAAACATTCTATAGAATACCTGCTCAGAAACTTGCTGCTAATCAAATAAACAAAAAATAATTTTATTTTTATAGGTTATACAATCGGATGGACAATTTATTATTGAAACTAGCTCTTTCTACAAAAAAAACAGTTAAATCTACCTTGACATTCTGTAAAGACAGAGCAATTTGTCAAAGAAACAAGAAGACTTTTGTTTCAAAACTCCTAAAATTGTCAGGGTATAACGTCCCAAAAGATTCAGACCCTGTCCCAATTTACACCGAATTAGCAGAGCTTTCTTCACGTAAAAGCACTTTCGACGTGGAAAATCGCATTAGAATGACCCCAGAATTCAACGAGATAGTATCAAAATATGGGTCAGAAAATTTGAAATCTTTCTTGTTATTCAATGGAATTTTCATCCTTGTGAAAGAAAACAAGTTCGAGGAGCTCAAAGGGAAGGGTATGGTCATCAAGCAAAAATTAGAGGAATTGTACAGCAACCCTGTGTTCGCGGCAAAATTGAACGCTCTTTACCCTGGCATCGCAAAGTATGCTAAGAAAACTTTTAAATTGTAAAAAACTACAAGTAAAAATATATACAATTTTTTACTTTTATTTTTAGATTATCTGCAGAAACTGCTTAGAGAGCGCTTGAAATACGTACCCGATAGGTGTAAGTTCCAGCACCACTTCCAGCTGGTTGATGAGAAATTTGGAATTTGTTTCCGCTGGTCCAAGTTCCTCCGATACGCTGACCGTCAGCTCCTCTACTGTTAGTAAGTCTTGAAACTGAACCTCCGGAACCACTTGAACTGGCTACGAACGTAGCAGAAGCACCATTAGTATTATTCAAGTCAGACACAAGGATAACATAACTTCCATAAGTTAAGGTATTAACTACGTTAAACAAAGCAGTAGAAGTCTTTGTGATGATGATATCTTCGACAGCAGATACACCAGGAATGGTAATACCTGCGATTTCAGGGTCGCTTGGAAGAACAAAGTTAGTATAAACTACAGAATCTTCAAGGGTATAAATAGTAACTGTAGCACTTGTAGTTACAGCAGAAACAGTAGGGAAACTGATGTTGAATTTATCTACAGTGAAACCCGTGGCGCTGATACTATACAGACCTGCAGGTAAAGCAGGAGTAATTCCAAATGAATCTGTGATTCTTAGTTTTTCTCCTACTACAAGCCCGTGCCCTACCTTGTTGATTGTAATGAAAGTAGCTGTGTCAATAACAACTTCACAATTTTTATAGGTCTTACCTTTAACGTTGATACTTCCAGATTTTATGTTTTGATACTGCTGAACATTTGCTGTAGAAACACCTGCTACTCCGATGGTATCAGGGGTTTGAGCTAGAGTAGCGAAAGTCCATTCGTCATTGCTTTCAGAATAGAAATTTCCAACATAAGGAGAGCTCATCAATACTAAGGAGTCCCCTGCTGCAGGAAGAAGAACGAGGTCAAGACCGTCAGTGAAAAGATTTGGTTCAGGAGTATTATCAGCTGCGACGTAAAGTGTAGCTACTTTGGTTGTTCCGTCGTAGCTTTTTACACGTCTAACAACCCCAACAGCTGGCCCTGAAGTGACGTATACCCACCATCCCTTGTAAAAGTCAGTAACGCTACTGCAGTAAAGGTCAAAGTTGAGAGTTCCTGGAGCAGCACTACCAGCAACAAATTTATGGGTTTCTTGGTAAGCTGGAGCAGGGATGATTACATCACCATCAGCTACACCGTTAGGAGTCTGGAATCTACGAGCTACAACACCAGAATCGATACCTAATTCTCCATTTCCAGAATTTAAGATAACGATATTGTCTTTCACTACGAGAGTTTCTGTGCTTAGCGATGTTGTCGTACCATTTACTAAAAGGTCCCCAGCTACCGTAGTAAGGGATGTTCCTGTTCCTATAACCACCGGGACACCGTTAGTAGCAGTGGCAATTTTTACACCGTTAACGACATCAGCTGACTGGATATTTACTTCTTTGAGAGCTACTACGCTTACACCTCCAACAGGAGCTTCGATGTCGACAGCGTCAATAGCAGTACCTGCAGAATTTACTAAAATCTTACTTGTAGCATTGGTAGAACTGATGCTTACAGCGGTTCCAGAGCCGGCTCCTTGGACGAGAACATTGCCTCCGGTTGTCCCAGGGGCTACAATAGAAATAGCATCGACTGTAGCACTGTCTCCAAGACTCGATATGCTAATTTGACCTGAAGTAGCATTGTCAGCAAGCAAAGAGATAGCAGGAACACTTGTTCCAAAATTACCTTTTCCTAAAATTACAACGTTTCCTCCAGTTGTTCCAAGAGCGCTTACTACTACACCGTCTTCTGTAGTGCTGTCTCCGCTACTTACTAGCTCGATTTTACCCGAAGTAGCATTAGTAGCAGTGATACTAACACCCGCGACAGCTCCAGCTACAGGACCAGCAGCAGTTATGCTCACATTACCACCGGTAGCTCCGCTAGCATTAAGTTTAATAGCATCGCCAGTAGCAGAATTTCCAGCTGCTTCCAAGTTGATACTTCCAGCTGTAGTATTACTAGAAACCAAAGAGATACTTGGTTCCGTGGAAGCATCTGCATCTCCGGCAGCTAAGAGTCTGATATTACCACCGACTGCTCCTGAAGCACTGACGAAGATAGCGTCGCTTGTAGTAGAATTACCAGCACTTGAAAGCTCGATTTGACCACTTGAAGCGTTAGGGGCACTTACTTTAACAGCAGGGATACTGCTTGCGAAACTTCCAGCACCTCTAATGAGAATATTACCTTCTGCTGTGCCTGTAGCATTAATGCTAATAGATTCTGCAGTAGATACATTACTAGCGCTTGTAAGAAGGATTTGACCTCCAGCAGCAGAACTCGTAGCAAGTCTGATAGCTGGGTTGATAGCACCGTCTGCTAACACTGACACATTCCCATTGGTAGCTCCAGTAGCCTTGATTTCGACGCTATTGCTTAGGTTAGAATCTCCGGCACTTTCCAAAAGGATTTGTCCTGATACAGCGCTATCTGCGTGAATTTTTACAGCAGGATTGCTGTTTCCGTAGGTTCCAGAACCTCTGATAAGGATATTTCCATCTACGGTGTTAGTAGCTAAAATTTGAACTGCGTCGATACTTGTGCTTGCTCCAGCACTTGTAAGTCTTACTTGACCACTAGCAGTGTTAAGCGCGTTAATAAGGACAGCAGGATTTCCTGCAGCCATATTTCCGGCACCTTGAATAAGAACATTACCGTTGGCAGCATCAGAAGCAATTACTCTAACACTTGGCTGCGAACTACTACCTCCAGCAGACTGGACTGTTACTTGTCCGCTTGTAGCATTCGTAGCGTTGACCAAGACTGAATCTACGCCTGTACCGTCAGAACGAACTTCTACTTTTCCAGCAGCACCAGTGTCGCTAGCCCAGAGTGTAAGACCGGCAGCAGTAGTCCTAAAAAACGACGCTCCTGTAGCAGTTAATTCGATAGCGTTAGTTATATCAAATGATACTCTACTTGTTCCATAAACGGCGAATTCTCCTGCTGTTGTATTGATAGTTGTTTGATCTAAATCAGTTAGACCTTCCACGTAAAGCCCCCCATTTCTGATGAAGACGATACCTGTGCCTTGGTCTGCAGGGGAAAAGGCGCTTAAAACGTCCAAGTCTCCCCTGATTACGAAGTTCGCAGGGTTAGTGTTTGGGGTATGATTACTTGCCATCTAACTTATATCATTTAGATTATAAAATAATTTTTGGGATATTTTACAATTTATTAAATAGTATTTATTCTTCTGTATTTCTTGTAGAAGACATTCTAGACTGAACTTCGACAAGTTTGAAATTTCCACCTGTAGGACTTGAACTTCTCAAGTCTATGCCGTTATGTAGTAAAAACGCATAAAGTTCTAGGCTTCCGGTTGCTGCCAAATACTTTCTGTCAGAATTATCAATTTTAACAATGTTATTAGTTAGTTCAACGGCTCTTTCGTCGAAAGATTTTGGTAAAAGGCTAGAACTACTTTTATCCTTCTTATCACTCCTATTGTTTTTAAGAATTGTAAACATTTCTTTAAAAAGAGCTCTATAATCAAAATCTTTGTCTACACGATACCCGGAAATTTTAAATATCTGCTTAGCGACTAATGGTCTAATTTGTTTTCCTCCATCTGCTTTGGGGTTGTCTTGGCAAATATTATTTGATTCGCAGAAATCAAGTATTTCTGAAACAGATTTCTTGCTAGAAATAATAGCTTTCAAAACTATATCTGGAATCATTCTTTTTATTTTAAGATTACAAAAAAAAATCTGGATATTCTTTTGGTAATTATTCGTAGTCTCTCACAGAAATTCCTATAGGAAACCTTGGGACTCCTTCGAACAGTTCAAAGTACTTAACTGTTAAATACTTTCCGACGTATTTCTTAGCATCTTTGAACTGAACTGCTCTTTCGGCGTGAGTTCCTGTAGGTCTTACTGTGAATGTAGCATCACCAACCTCGTCAGCTCCGGGAACTTTGCACACCCACAAAACCAGCCCCGATTCTATACCAGTTCCTTCTGTGAAACCAACGATTTCAAATTCAGAATCCATAAATTTTTTAAATTTCTGCAAGTTTTTTGATCTAGACTTCTCAAGGTATGGACCTAGAAAATTTCTAATCATTACACCTTCATAACCTAAACTTACGTACTTGGAGTGAAATGTTTCAAGGTCTTCTGGGGATTTTAGAATTTCTGTTTTTATTAATCCAAGATGAGAGAATTTATTGCTTGAGAATGCTTTGCGAAGAACTTGAAGTCTGTCTGAGTAGTCAGCGTCGCTTACAAGGTCGTAAATTATGAATTTTATGTTTTTTAGCATCTTCTCAGCATCATCCTTTGTTAATTTCTTTTTTCTCAAAAGCCCGCTAAGTTCGTTGAATGGTAAACTGTCTGAATAAAGCTCCCCGTCTATCTTCAAATTCCCGAATTTCTTGAGTTCTTCGAGTAAGAACCCCAGATTAGAGAACAGTTTAGATTTTCTTGAAAATAAATTTTTATTAGAGTAAACTGCTCTTACTCCGTCTAGTTTCGGCTGAACGTAGCAAGGGAATGAGATGTCGTGGCTTCTCGTAGTGTAGTCAACGGCGAGCATAGGCGAAATGTAAACGACTTCTCCTCCGACTTCTTCAGTGTATCCATTGTCTTTTTTCTTATTCCACTTGCTTTTAGCTTCTGCGATTGCTTGGGAATAGTGGGTAGTTTCATTGCTTCTTCCTATATTTTTCCCGGTAGAAACCACGGAATCAAAGATTGTTTCAGCTCCTCCTACAAACCCCGTGGTTATCCTTACGATACTCTCCATTTTCTCGTCCTTGACACAGATATCCCACTTCTTCACTTTCCCTGATTTAGTTTTTGAATACAACGTAGCAAACCCCATTACTACATTACACTTAGTCTTTTTAAGTGGTTTAAAAAATAAAAATATTCTTTATAAAACTATGGATAAACCAAACAGAACTTTGCCAAATGAACTGCTAGTAATGATAGCAGAATACGTGTATTCTTCTCAAAAGCATAGCAATTTCTATAGATTGTCAAAAACTACAAAAAGTATAATGGATTCGCTTGCTAAAAAAGCAGGATTTTCAGATTATTTGAGCAGATGTCTGATACTTAGTAATACTTGCTACGATTGTCGTGGGAAACTTTCTTGGCACAATGATTTTTTCTTTGGAAAAAACTACAAACTGTGTCGTAATTGTGCTTACAATAGACCAAAAATCTCGATGCCACAGATAAAGAAAACCAAAATTCTCACAGAACAAAATATTTTAAGTGCTGATTTACCATCAATTTCTTATAGAAATGAGTACAAAGTGACGTGTAAATTGTATCTAGAAAGCGATGTAGAAGAACTTCAAAATTTTTTATATACACAAGAACAGATCCAGAGTTTCTACGACAGAAAAGAAAGAAGAATTGAAAGAAGAATGGAACTAGAAGAAGCTAGAGATTCTAGAAAACTAGAAATAAATAAAACATTATCAAAATTTTCTAATTATATTATGCGCCGTGTTATTGAAGAGAGTTCTGAATGCGAAAAGTACATACGTTCTGGTGTTCCAAAAAATGCCAAGAATAAACAACGATTTATAGATAAAATGGTAGCAGAAGCTGAAAGATACGAACGAAAAAGAAATTACATCGAAGGTCGAGGATTGCTTCACGAAGCAAGCAAAAGGCGCAAAAATCTTAATAATGGTTTTTATTCTTATCACTATCACTACTACTACTACTACTACTACTATTAGTACTACCAAATTTAAACTAAAACTTTTAAGAACTAAATAAGTTTTTTTATTTCTTAACAATCATTCTTCTATGAGACAAATTTCTTCTTCGTCAATTTCTTCTTCTACAATTTCAATTCCAACATTTTGTTTAATATTCTTTTTGTAGATTTTTCTACGAGCATATTGCTGTCTAGAAAATATACTAAAATTATCTACGATATCAATGATTATAGGGGGTCTGGTATGGGTTTTTCTGTAAATTCTGCCTATACTCTGTGTAATATTACTTCTTGGAGTAGCAAATACCAAGCAATTTAATCTGGGAACATTGAAACCTTCTGATGCCATACCGTAGGTAGCTAAGAGAACCTGGGATTCTTTGTTAACACTTAACACTTCTGGTTTAAGACTACCTATAAAAAGTCCTGAAATGCCAGGCAATTTACTGTGCAGATTCTTCAGCTGACCTGTGCGGTCGCTTAGCACTAAAATTTGATTTTCTTTATTTTTAGCAAGGTCTTTGATAATCCCAATCAAAATTGCCGTACGTTCCGAGTCAAGCGCTATATTTGAAATCATACTTGATACTGCGGGGGTTCCGTCTCTAAGAAGCAATTCTTTAGAAGAGTCTCCTTTATAAACAACAGAACGTATATCAGTCTCTTGTTTTAACTCGGAACTATTCGAGAATAAGACGTTTCCTATGTACCATAAAATCATTTTCTCCATTTTGTCTTTACGTTCAAGCGTTGCTGTAAGCCCGAATAGATACTTAGGTCTGATTTTAAACATAATTTTTGAAAAAACTTCGCTAGCTATACCGTGGACCTCGTCGATTATACACATACCAAAAGATTTCAAAGAATCTGGAGTTATACTCTTAGACATCGAGAGAGTCTGCAGCATTCCTATAACTACTTGGCAACCTTCGTGATTAAAAGTTTTTCCTTGAATAGTCCCTATCTTTACATCAGGCAATTTGTCTCGTAATTCTTGAGTCCACTGCTTCATCAATTGAATTTTATTAACTACTATCAAGCTTTTCATTTTGAACGAAGAAATCAGTTTTATGCCTAGCACAGTGTTATGAGTAATTACGAAATCTTCTAAAACAAACCGCCTATTACCAGTAAGCTCAAACCCGTAGTAAGTTCCATAAGAAAGGTAAGAACACGTGAAAGGTATTGATTTTTTACTTCCTAAACTACCCTGTAAGAACATCAAAATTTTTTCTAAATAACTTGAATATACCCCGCCTATTACAATCCCATCTAAAACTCCTTTTAAAATCTTCTTTCTTTCTTGGATATTCCCATTTTTAATCTTGTTTATAGCAGCAAGATTTAAGCTTTTTCCTATAGAGTAGCACTCTTCCAGCGATTTTCCATTACTTTTCCAATGGCCCACAGGCTCAGTTCTACGATAAAGTCCTAATTTACATTTACTGTAAATGTAATCATTCAAAGGAATATCGAAAACTCCGATTATTTCTTCTAGAAAATTCTTTTTAAGCAAGGCAGTTCTCAGGGAATCGCAGATACTTACGCGGACGCGATTAGACGAAGGGCAAAAGTAAGAAACAGCATAAAGCATTCCTTCTTCTGGATTTTCAAGGATTTTTATATCATTTTTCACACAAAGTATATGAACTGAATTACATACGAAATTTCCGTCATCGTAAGAAATTTTAAACAAAGCGTCTTTACCTTTAGCTACACTTTTCACGGTACAAGGGTTTTTTCCTTCACCAAGTAATACGTCCCCAGGGATTATATCTTGGACTTTTTTGACTGCGCCGTCGTTCATAACTATCCCTGTATCAACACCGAGACATTTGCCTGTGCCTGTAGCGAGGCTTAAGATGCCTCCGCCTACACTTTTTTCTTTCTCTAACATACACTTGTTGTAGCAGGCAGATTGAACTCCTGGTCTTAAAGTAAAACTTTCAGCAGCGAATGAAACCGGAGAAGGCTCGAAGTTAACGTCTTCTTCAAAGTCTTTGAAAAGAGTGCTTTGCCTCGCAAAATACAGAGGAACTGTCAAGTATTCAGGAGTTTCTTGAAATACCTTGATTTCTTTAATGTCAAAGTTCCCAAAAGAGCTCACAGGGACCAGGGTAAGTTCTTTTTTTATACGGGCTTGAATTGTCTTAGTAAGTTTTGATTTGAGAACAGAGAATCCCCTTGAATCTACCGTAGCTACAGTAGCATCACCCATTGTTATTAAGATAATTTTTATTTTTAAGCAAGCAAAAACGCATTAAACTGTGTATCAAAATCTGTAGCACAGTTGAATACACAAATCCTAACGAGAACTGCTTTACCGACTTTTTGAGTATTCTCGAAGTTATTACTTCCAGAAAAAGTCAAGAACACTTTGTTAGCTGACACGTGGTAAACAGCCATAAAAGCACGAATGCTTCTAAATCTTGTGAAATTAGACAAGATGTCTGGACGTTGAGCTGTTAAACTATTTTTATAAATTTGAAGCATTGACATAATGTTATTGTATTACTTTCTTACTATCAGGTTTATAAAATAATTTTTTTAGATGGACATTTCAAATCTCAAGTTTGATTGTGGAAAGTATCCAATAAGGTCGAAATCTTCTACTGTAAGTTCTTTGAAGTCTTTATCTTTGACAGAATCGCTTAGCTTTAATGCTGGCGAAGGATGACAATTTCTTTCAATCATTTTCTCAAAATTATCGACGTGAGTCTTGTAAACGTGAGCATCTCCTGAAACGTAGAGAATTTCTTTAGGTTTCATATTGGTTTTTGCAGCTAGAATGCTGGTAAGTAAAGCGTAAGAAACTATGTTAAAGTTTATAGCGAGCATATCACTTGACCTCATATAAAACTGACAACTTAAGAATTTTTCACCTGCTTCTTCTTCTACATAAAACTGAGCTAAGACGTGGCAAGGAACTAATGCCGTAGCCCCAAGGTCTGAAGGATTCCAGGCTGATAAAATTATCCTTCTACTAAAAGGGTCTGTCTTGAGCTTGGAAATTATATCAGAGATTTGGTCGCACCCACCGATTTCTCCTACGGCTACATTGGAAGTATCTGCAAATTTTTCAAGATACTTAGCACCGAAGTGTCTCCACTGAAATCCGTAGCCTGGTCCAAGGACGCCAGTATCGTAATCAAGGCCTTGAGAATCTAAGAATTTTCTTGAAGTATTTCCATCCCAGATTTTGATACCCTTGTTTTGGAGTATCTTAGCATCAGTATCGCCTCGTAAAAACCAAAGAAGTTCTTCTAAGATAACATTGAAAGGAGTTTTTCTTACAGTTAACAAAGGAATACTACGAGAGATATCAATTCTCAAATTATTCCCAAAGAGAGACAAAGTTCCAGTGTTAGTCCTGTCTTGGCGTTCTTTGCCGAAAGTAAGGATATTTCTTACAAGCTCAATCATTTTACGTTCTTCAGAAACTTTCTCAGTTTTAGAGTAGTAAAGAATCCTGTAATTTATGTCTTCCTGTGTGAATTTAGAACTGTATCCAGACAAATAGTAAGAATCGTCAAAATGCTTCATATACTTAATAGTATCACTTGCACAGACTTGAATGTTGAAATTTTTCACTTCTGTGATGTAAAGCTTCTCAGCACACAATTTGTAATCGCTATTTAAAAATTTTGCATATATTTCAGAACCTCCTATTACGAACACGTTGGGCTTGTAAATATTGTATAAAAACTCAAAAGTTGCTAAACTCATAAAATAAGGGTAAGAAGTGTTGCCTTCTTCGATGTCTTTTGCTGTTGGTACGCTGAGAAGCATAGGGTCTGTTGTAAGAACGAAATTGTACCTGTCTTTGAGAGGTCTGTTTGGAATCGAAAAATAAGTTTTACTTCCCATCAATACAACATTTTTTGGAAGTAGAGATTTTTCACATAAGCTATCCTTCGTAAGATTCTTGAAAAATGAAAGGTCTTCTAGAAGTTTGACTATCAACTTCCCATTTTTACCTATTGCTAACCTGTTTTTGTACTGAACTACGCTAGCTACCAAATTAATCATACTATTAAGTATAAGTAGAATTTTCTCTTTAAATGAATTTTGTGAGATTTTTAAAAATCTTCTGAATTATTTAAAAATCTTCTAGATGATTTAAAAATCTTGTATACGATTTAAAAAAATATAAGGTTTACATATCAATACAGAATGAACTACCAGAACATCATCAGTTACGCAAGTATTTTCTCAGGTTTCTTAATCGTCGCCAATAACTTTTTAGGAAAAGAGTACCTTGATTTATTCTTGAGATTCTCTTGGGGGACATTTCTCGGGTTCGCAAGTATGACTTCTCTTGGGGTCGTTGGGACCGAGGGATACAAGTATTACTTGAAAAGAATTGAAGATTCTAATACCAGTTCTTACGACGGAATCGTCGACACAGATTGTCCTCTAATCATCGAACAAAAGATTTGCCGAGATTCTTTCTACTTTGTAAAGCTTGGAGACCTTGAATACGTATTCATAATTGTCCCTACAGAAAAGGAGGCAAAACTCCTCATTTCAAAAGAAAAAGAAGGGATGATTAGAGGATTGAGCCTTACAGTTGCCGATGAAAATTTGGAATTATCCTCCAAAGAGTTTTGGTACGGCACAGTAAAAATTATAAAATTATGAAAAATGATGAGCTTATTAGCTGCTGCAGATTAACTGCTAAAACTGATAGAAATCTCTCCATTTTTTATACGTATAATGTTATAATTTTTAGCAAACACAAAAGCACTTACAGGAAGTGCAGAAGTGATTAAATTTACGCTCAGTAAAGCGTGGGATACCCTGGAAAAATTCAAAGTACCCGTAGGATACCAAACCTCTGGGGATTCGCAAAAAGGCAAACAGTATATGAATTTTTCTGTACCACTTGTATGATACTTATTAACATTCAAAGTATTTAAAGAATTTCCAGATATTACCCTGTTTCTTTCTGTACCATCAAGTAGAAGCTTAGCATCTTCCATCAAGGGAAATATATCCGTGAAAACTATTCCATTTCTCACTCCAAAGTTAAACCAGTCATTGTTCTCTTCGCTGGCCTTTTCTCTAAATACCCAAATCAGTTCAGAACAAGGGTGGTTGAAAGGAAGGTCTATAGAATGAGGACCTCCTCGGGGGATGCCTTCATTCATTACAGCTTGTAGTTGAGATATCACGAATTCAAATTCTGTGTCAAATAATTTATTTTTTTCATTTTCATCGATGTACACGTAATCAGCTATCAATTTTGTTTCTAAAATACTCGCAGAATTAGGAGGAGTAAGACCGTCATATATCACACAGTTTTCAAATAATTCAAATTCGAAATGGATTGAAACTGTATTAAAACGCATAGCAAAGAGAGGCAATGCTGCTCCTAAATTTTTACAGAACCAGAAATCTAGAGGAACAAAATACTCTGTATCATACTCGGCAGTGTAAGGCAGTCTGCTAACGTGGGCGTATTTTCCTATCAAAATATTTTCCTTAGGAGTCTTTGATGACAATTCTTCCCAGATTTCAGCGTACAGTCCGTATCTTTTATCTATTATGTAATCACCTATCTGGATACTATATTCTTTGACTAAAACATTCCCAACACTGTTAGTCCATCCAGCGTAAGTCCCTGAAGTTCTTGTAAGCTTAGGGAGTTTCACATTCAGATAAATATTGTTGACATAATCTCCAAATTTGGGAATAATAATGCTCCATTTTTTCCCAAAATCCACATTTTCCTTAGGGTAAATGCTTATCTGGTCTTTTGAAAAATTAACATACTGATTGTAAGATTGTTTGATAAAATTCTGAGTAGGATATTTTGTAAGAAAAGCATCTTGTTGTCCTATAGCTTTCAATTGAAAAATCCCTCCAGTCATAACGAAGTTGTAGTAGTAATTCTAATTACAAATACATTACAAAAAAAAATCTGGTTTAGAACAATTTGTAAATTTAGAACAATTTGTAAATGACGAATAAAATCGAGAAAATTACACTTAAAAGAACGCTAAACAACAAATCTGTTTTCTGTAATTTTAACAAGGGGAACCTTAGGATACTTTTACTCAATTCGTTGTTTGTAGCGCCCATCAGTAACCCGAAGACTACCAGAATATCCATCCATTCAGATTTTTTATTAGTTCTTTTTTCATTAATTAGAAATTCAGGCTGAATCGATACTGCCGATACTACCGCTTCTTCTTCTACAGAAGAATCTGGTAAATCTGAAATTTTTGTAGATGACATAATCTTAACAATCCTCTTTAAAAGTCCTCTTTACATTACTCAAAATAAAAATTTCAAAGTTCTAACTCAACTTGTTTCTTTCTTCCAAGAATTTAGCATAGTCTTGATCCAATTGTGAAGGATTGTTTGAATTTTCGCTTGTAGGAACATCTGCTTTTCCTGCTAAGTTGTCATCAGTCATAACAAAAAAATCTTCTCTTTCTATCTTGCCTTCTGGAGGGAAAGGAGAATCTCCGTATATACTATTGTTCGTATTCAAGCCTACTACTCTTTCATACTCGTCGAACATGCTGCCAGACTGGATTCCAGAAATAACTTTTGCAACAGGTTTAACTTCCCTGGGCTTCTCGGTCCTTTTAGTTTGCCTGTCGGTCCCCATTTTACTCGCTAGCCAGCTAAAGGCTTCTGCTCCGACCTTTTTGCTGCCACCAACGACGACAGTAGGAACTTCTGTGATACCGAACGAGGCTACTTCTTGAGGGCGTTTCCCTCTCACTTTATCAACACATACAAACTTTGAAAATGAAGTCTCTTCCCCAGATTTCTTCAAAATTTCTATAAATTTTATAGAGTGAGTACAGTTATTGCTGAAGAATAATACGACAGTCATTTTTTATGTTCTTCCTTTACATTACTTAAAATAAAAAGATTGCTTTAAACACGCAAATTTCTACAAGCACTAACATTTCTAAATCCAAGAATTTTAGCAGCATTACAGTTAGAAATACTGTTTCCAAAACCACAAGCACCATCTCGTTCTATAGCTACTACTGGGCCAGCGCAAAGCCCTGATCTAAACCCGCAACACCCTGATACACAGTCGCTGTCCCTTAGACACTTGTCAGTTATAAACGTTTTTTTCAAACCCAAGGAACTCCCTGAGACACACATCCCCGAAACAACAGCAAAGTAAGCAACAAACAACAAAAACTTCATTAATACATCTAAGTATAAAAAAAATCGATTTTTTCCTTATATAACACTACAAATGGTATAGTTAATCTATAACAAAAATCTAAAAAACAAAAAATGACATCAGCAGCTTCATTCAACGCACAAGACAAAGCAGAACAATTGCAGATGGAAATCGAAGAAGTTCGCCAAGAAATGGCACGAGAACAAGCTTGGAGAATCGAATCAGTTATGGATCGACTTTGTCCAGTGAGAGCTTGGGGTCGCGAAAATGAAGAACTTAAAGTTGCTATCAGAAAAGCACTCGCAGAAAAAGAAGCTGTTATCAACAATGTATTTGGTCATTCTTTCAAAAATCAATCAAATTACATCATAACTGCTACCACTCAGACTGGAAAAACCAAGATGTTGACCGACATTCTCGGCGAAACTGGGATGCGTAGCATTTCTGTAGTTTCTTGCGACAATCGCGACGACCAGGTTCAACAACTTTCGAAACGTCTTCATTTGGCCGGGATTGAAAATCTCAAGATTAAAGACATCAAGCTCACAGCAGCTGGAAATGTTAAGAAAGTATTTTTGGAAAGAATTCTCAAACATTACAATGAACACAAGAAGCTTACTTTTGTTCTTTTGAATAACACTTCTCAGTGTTCTAAATTGTCCAGCGTAATCAACCAGTTATTTCGAACACTCGACGTCGAAAGATATCAAGTTTTCCACGATGAAGCTGATTTGATAAACAAGTCAGACTACGTCGAAGCAAATGGTCCTGAAAAAATAGCAAAAGTCCACAAAGATTGGGTAGAACACTTCAACAACATAAAAGTGTTCCACCAGATTAAATTCGTAAAACGCGTGTGGATTTCAGCAACACCTGAAAATTGTAGCCTTATCAAAGATGTTAAAGCTAAGCACGTTTTTGTGCTTCCACAACACCCCAATTATCGAACTCAAAACATTTTCGAAGAATGGTCTAACCAAGAAAACACTGACGCTTTGGTAGCAGAAGTAGAAAGAATCAAAGAAGAATGTAGCAAAGAAGTAATTCTATACTGCACTGACAGACTGAATTCTGGACAAGCAGAAATAAGTCGCGACCTTTGTAGAATAGCAAAATGTCCAGTAGTTTCTTACAATGGATCTGGTAGTATTATCTACAAGCCACGCCAAAATCCTCGTCTTAATAAGACTGATGCTATAAGCGATATTCTCGCTGAATTAGAACAAGATTTTTACACTGGTCCAGTGATAGTCGTTGGTCACGCGTTGATGAGCAGAGGAATTTCCTTTGTAAGTTCTAAAAGCGGAGAAAAACCACTTAGCGCTACAGTAATGTTCTATGAAGGTTCTAGAACTGCTCACGCTGTTGGTATAGCGCAAAGAATTGGAAGAATATCTGGAAATTCAAGACCGGACTTGCCAGACCGGGTATTGTATTGTTCCAAAGAAATCCACGAGTGCTACAACAAGTATTTAGCAAATCAAATAGTTATATACGAAACACTTAGAAGTCCAGAAAATCAAGAACGATTTGTATCTGACATTCTAGTTAATGATGAAATAATTGGCTTGAAAGAACTTGACAGAAAAGTCGATAGAAATGAGCTTGGAAAAGCTATCACAATTTACTCATCTTCTTGTTCGAAGTCTTCGAATCTGACTGAGACTACGGCGAACAGCGACGAGTCCGTATCCGACGACGACGAGTCTGCTGACACTGAAAAGATGAAAGGTCTTGTCAGAAGATGGATTAAGACTGATAACAGCGACAGTATTGCTAAAATATTCAGAAAAATATACAGTAGCCCTGGAAGCAAAATGCTTTCAAGCGAAGTGAATGCGATAGTAAGTTCTTTAAGCAAAGTAGCTCAATACTTTGGCAATCTAACATCTTCAAATCACAGTAATAAATGGTGTCTAGTTTTCTCAAAAGATTCGCAGTTTCACTACATCAGACCAGAAGCTGTAGAATTCGCTAACACCTTGTAAAACTCAAAAAAACTCAAAAAACTCAAAAAACTCAAAAAACTCAAAAAACTCAAAAAACTCAAAAAACTCAAAAAACTCAAAAAACTCAAAAAAAACTCCATACAAACACGTATGGGGTTTTTTGCATTTTATATACAAAGCAAAGCTTCTTTTATGATTTTTTTAAGAACACATACACTCATAGAATTTCCAATTTGTTTAGCTATTTGCGTTTTGGATACAACTACCTTAAAGTTTTTAGGAAATCCTTGAAGCTGTAGTAGTTCTTTGATGGTAAAAGGTCTTTTTAGTTCATAAATAATATGGTCGCTGTGGGTCAAAATAGTCGGAGAAAACTTTGTAGAACATATTAGCAAAGGAATAGAATTTATAAAACCTGTATTGATTATATTGTATTTAGCCTCTTTGTCTAAACGTAGTTTTCCAATTTGTTCTTTTGTCAAAGGAATTTTTTCGCCTACTACTTTGTCATTTATAATACTTTCAAGAGTCTTCATTTTCACTTCAGAAGGCTTATCAAATTTTTTCTTTTGTATATCTTTTCTAATACAAACGAAATAAATTCTCTTTCTGTTCTGAGGAAGTCCGTAGTCTTTGGTATTGTAAACACTTGCGTCTACGTGGTATTCTTTTGATAATTCTTGTATAAGCAAAGCATATGGTTTCCCTGAGTCTATACTTTTGAAGCCAGTAACATTCTCGAGTATTACAATTTTTGGTTTACTTTTAGATACTGTGTCTAGCATAGAAGATATCACAGAAGGTCTCGGGTCGTCAAGACCAAGACGTTTACCCATAAAACTGAACGTTTGACAAGGAAACCCGCAAACGTAAAGGTCCACGTGAGGTAATTCTTTATTATTTCGTGTTATCATATCAGTGTAAACTTTTTCAGGTTTTGGATAGTTAGCTTCGCAAGTAATTCTAGTGTACTTATCGATATCGCAAGACCAAATCTGTTTAAACTGGATTTTGAGCTGAGATAGTGCTTGTAAAGGCGCTTCTATCCCTGAACAGTCAGTACCTACTGTAATCATTCTTACATTATTGATATTAAAAAAATATTTGGATTAACCAAGATTTTAAAATGCAAAAAACCCCATACGTGTTTGTATGGGTTTTTTTGAGTTTTTTCAATCAATAATTCGTGATTATCAATTCTTTCTTGGTTGCTTTGCCGACAAAATGGTTGGTGTTATCGTACTGAAAGAAATTGTATTTTTTAAAAAGTTCTCGTACTTGATCTGTATCTACTTGCGTCATCATCCACTTAACTTTCTTCGATGCAAGGACGTCAAGCTGGTCTTTGAGAACTTTGATGTCAAACAAGGTTTCTTTGGTGTTGTAATTGAAGCAGTATTTTTTTTCTTCAATGTAAGGTGGATCAAGAAATACAAAATCGCCTTCTTTTGCCTTAGCAATTACTTGAGAATAATCCTTAGAATACAGCTTGGTTTTTTTCAGAATATCTGGCAACATTCTTATTTTTTCCTTGTATTTTTCAGTGAATATGTGAGCTGTATTCTTATTGTATAACTGTCTTGAAATTCCAGTAATGGATAAGACGCTAGAATGTTCTAAAGATGCGTTATAACTACAGTATATCATTATTAAATATCTACCAGTTCTTTCATCTACTTTTAAATTACTTATAGTATTAACAATTTCCTTGCATTTTTTTATCTTTTCAGCACTGGAAAGCTGTAAGAAAGTTTTCTTAAATGCGTCGATTTCATTAATAAGATATTCTGGATTTTCTTTGGTTAACTTCCAAATTGAAATGATGTCTTTATTAAGGTCATTAAGTATTGCTTTCTTTGGAAGTAAGGCAAGGTAGACAGCACCTGTTCCTAAGAATGGTTCAAAGTATGTTCCTGGAAAGTCAGGGATTCTTGGAATTATGTGTTTCAGAAAATTCGTTTTATTCCCTGGTCTTCTAATGAATGTCTTCATCTTTACTGTTAGTATAGATTTTTAAATACAAAACAAAGTTTCTTTTATGATTTTTTTAAGAACACACACGCTCATAGAATTTCCGATTTGTTTAGCTATTTGCGTGTTGGATACAACCACCTTGAAGTTTTTGGGAAATCCTTGAAGTTGTAGTAGTTCTGAGATTGTAAAAGGTCTTTTTAGTTTTATTATTAATAACTGAGAACATTGAGTAGTTAGTGTAGGGCACATAAATTCTACATCAGAATAGTAATTCCAAGGTGATAAAATTTTTGTATTTTCTTTTATTTTATTCATATTTTTAAAGTACATATTTGGAATTTTTTCCCCTACCAAACTGTCATTTATAATACTTTCAAGAGGCTTCATTTTCACTTCAGAAGACTTCATAAATTTTTTCTTTTGTATATCTTTTCTGATACAAACGAAATAAATTCTCTTTCTGTTTTGGGGAAGTCCATAGTCTTTGGTGTTGTAAACACTTGCGTCTACGTGGTATTCTTTAGATAATTCTTGTATAAGTAAAGCATACGGTTTCCCTGAGTCTATACTTTTGAAGCCAGTAACGTTCTCAAGTATTACAATTTTTGGTTTACTTTTAGATACTGTGTCTAGCATAGAAGATATCACAGATGGTCTTGGGTCGTCAAGACCAAGGCGTCTGCCTGCTAAACTAAATGTTTGACAAGGAAACCCGCAGACGTAAAGGTCTACGTGAGGCAATTCTTTATTATTTCTTGTTATCATATCAGTGTAAACTTTTTCAGGTTTTGGATAATTAGCTTCGCAAGTAAGTCTAGTGTAATTGTCGATATCACAAGCCCAAAGCTGTTTAAAAGGAACTTTAAGCTGTATCAAAGCCTGTAAAGGCGCTTCTATCCCTGAACAGTCAGTACCTACTGTAATCATTCTTACATTCTTGATATTAAAAAATATTTGGATTAATCAACACTACTAACTTCGCGAAAGAAATCAAAATTAGAATAATAGTTAAACTCGTTATGATACTGTTCCATTCTCCTTGAGGAATATTGTAAAGAGGTCGTATGAACTGTCCCGAAATACTTTTATCGACGTCTACACCACGTAAGTAGCTTTCAAGAATTGTTAGGCAACACGCGTCGTTATTCAGATACCAATGAAGTAAAAGCGTTAAGCCTCCTGTTACGTGAAGGAATAACAATAAAGGCTCGTCCAAAAATGGAGCAACAACCATAAAAATTATTATAAGAATATGAACTATTCTTACTAACACAGACAACAACGACATTACACTACGTTTCTAAAATAATTATTTTGTAAGTGTATAATAATAGAAGTTAATAGTACTATAATACAAGTTATGGTAAATAAAGAAATCACCAAAATAGAGGGGGATATGAGTATAAAACCCTCGTCTGACCCGACCATTTACGGAGAAGGAAACCTTGATATATCGGGCGATTTGACTGTTTTAGGCAATGTTTCGTTCGGGTCAAGCACTATTCTCCACGGCGCCCTTGTTGGTCTTACAGCAGACGACCACTCCCAGTATACTCTCCTCGCCGGACGGGCAGGCGGACAAATCCTTACAGGAGGAATAAATTCAGGTAATAACACCACAATTCGGAGTACTTCTAACGCTACAAAAGGTTCGGTAGTTTTCGACGAAACTACTGCCACTTCGAGTAATTCCACAGGTTCTGTAAGAATCCTTGGAGGTCTCGGTATTTCAAATACTACCGACGCAATCAGTGCTACCAACGGAGGAACCATAACAACTGCTGGAGGAATCGCAGTCGCGAAGAAAGCATTTGTTGGTACAGACCTTTCTGTAGGAGGAAACTCCAGTGTTCTTGGGAATTTGAACGTTACAGGAGCACTTTCATTCGGTTCTACTGTGATTCCTCACAACACCCTAACAAATTTATCAAACGATGACCACTTACAGTACACCCTCCTTGCTGGTAGAACAGGCGGACAAATCCTTACGGGAGGAACAGCAGCTAATAATAACACTACAATTAGGTCTACTTCTAATGCTACAAAAGGTTCTGTAATTTTCGATGAAACTACCGCGACCGCGAGTAGTTCCACAGGAGCAGTTAGGCTTGCAGGGGGTCTTGGCATTTCAAATACTACCGACGCTACGAGCTCGATTAACGGAGGAACCATAACAACCGCTGGAGGCTTGGCTGTAGCAAAGAAAGCGTTCGTTGGTACAGACCTTTCAGTAGGAGGCAACCTCGTTGTTACCGGAACAGCGACTCTTCCGCACGGCGGCTTAACTGGTCTTACGTCCGACGACCATCCAATTTATACTCTCCTTTCAGGCAGAACAGGAGGTCAAGTAATTACCGGAGGAATAAATTCAGGCAATAATACTACAATTCGATCGACTTCTAACGCGACTAAAGGTTCGGTAATCTTCGACGAAATCACTACTTCGTTGAGTAGTTCTACAGGAGCAGTAAGACTTTCTGGAGGACTTGGTATTTCCAATACTACAGACGCAACTTCGGAAATTAACGGAGGAACCATAACAACCGCTGGAGGCTTGGCTGTAGCAAAGAAAGCGTTCGTTGGAACAGACCTTTCTGTAGGAGGCAACAGTAGTGTTCTTGGGAATTTGAGTGTTACTGGAGCACTTTCGTTCGGGTCTACAGTGATTCCTCACAACACCCTAACAAATTTATCAAACGATGACCACTTACAGTACATCCTCCTTTCAGGTAGGACAGGAGGACAAACACTTACAGGAGGAATAGCTTCAGGAAATAACACAACAATTAGGTCTACTTCTAATGCTACAAAAGGCTCTGTAATTTTCGATGAAACCACTGTCGCGTCGAGTAGTTCTACAGGAGCAGTTAGGCTTTCTGGAGGTCTTGGTATTTCTAATACCACAGACGCGACAAGTGCTACCAACGGAGGAACCATAACAACCGCCGGAGGCCTGGCAGTCGCGAGGAGAGCCTTCATAGGAACGGACCTTTCTGTAGGAGGAAACTCCAGCGTCCTTGGAAATTTAAGTGTTACTGGGGCACTTTCATTTGGTTCTACCGTAATTCCTCATAACTCCCTTACTGGGCTCTTGTCAGACGACCACCCAATTTATACCCTCCTTGTTGGCAGAACAGGTGGTCAAATTATTACAGGAGGAACAGCTGCAAGTAATAACACTACAATTAGGTCTACTTCTAACGCTACTAAAGGCTCAGTGGTCTTAGATGAAACTACTACAAGCACCAGCAGTTCTTCCGGGGCTTTACTTCTTTCTGGAGGCCTGGGTATTTCCAATACCACAGACGCTACGAGTTCGACTAACGGAGGAACTATTACGACTGCGGGAGGAATGTCAGTCGCAAAGAAAGCTTTCATCGGCACAGACCTTTCGGTAGGAGGAAACTTAACGGTTACCGGGACTGCCGCAATTCCGCACTCCGGGCTTACAGGTCTAAGCTCCGATGACCATCCAATTTATACCCTCATTGCTGGTAGAACAGGAGGACAAACACTTACAGGAGGAACAGCTGCGAACAATAACACAACAATTAGGTCTACTTCTAATGCTACAAAAGGCTCTGTAATTTTCGACGAAACTACTCCGACTGTAAGTAATTCCACAGGAGCAGTTAGGCTTTCTGGAGGTCTTGGTATTTCTAATACCACAGACGCGACGAGTGCTACCAACGGAGGAACCATAACAACCGCTGGAGGCCTGGCAGTCGCAAAGAAAGCCTTCATAGGCACAGACCTTTCGGTAGGAGGAAACAGTAGTGTCCTTGGAAATTTGAGTGTTACTGGCGCACTTTCATTCGGTTCTACCGTAATTCCTCACAACTCTCTTACAGGGCTTAGCGCCGACGACCACCCCCAGTATACCCTCCTTGCTGGCAGAACAGGTGGTCAAATTATTACAGGAGGAACAGCTGCAAGTAATAACACTACAATTCGGTCGACTTCTAATGCTACTAAAGGCTCGGTGGTCTTAGATGAAACTACAGCGACTAGTTCCAGTTCTTCTGGGGCTTTACTTCTTTCTGGAGGTCTTGGTATTTCAAACGCCACCGACGCAATAAGTTCGATTAACGGAGGAACCATAACAACCGCTGGAGGCCTGGCAGTCGCAAAGAAAGCCTTCATTGGCACAGACCTTTCAGTAGGAGGAAACTTAACGGTTACCGGGACTGCCGCAATTCCGCACTCCGGGCTTACAGGTCTAAGCTCCGATGACCATCCAATTTATACCCTCCTTGCTGGCAGAACAGGAGGACAAATCCTTACAGGAGGAACAGCTTCAGGTAATAACACAACAATTAGGTCTACTTCTAATGCTACCAAAGGTTCGGTAGTCTTCGACGAAACTACTCCGACTGTAAGTAATTCCACAGGAGCAGTAAGACTCCTCGGGGGTCTTGGTATTTCTAATACCACAGACGCAACTAGCGCTACGAACGGAGGAACCATAACAACCGCCGGAGGCTTAGCAGTAGCAAAGAGAGCCTTCATTGGAACAGACCTTTCAGTCGGAGGCAACTCCAGCGTCCTTGGAAATTTAAGTGTTACTGGAGCACTTTCGTTCGGTTCTACTGTAATTCCTCATAACTCTCTTACGGGACTCTTGTCAGACGACCACACCCAGTATACCCTCCTTGCTGGTCGTTCAGGTGGCCAAATTATTACAGGAGGAACAGCTGCGAACAATAACACTACAATTCGGTCGACTTCTAATGCTACCAAAGGCTCAGTGGTCTTAGATGAAACTACAGCGACTAGTTCCAGTTCTTCTGGGGCTTTACTTCTTTCTGGAGGTCTTGGTATTTCAAACGCCACCGACGCAATAAGTTCGATCAACGGAGGAACCATAACAACCGCAGGAGGATTAGCAGTCGCAAAGAAAGCTTTCATAGGCACAGACCTTTCGGTAGGAGGAAACTTAACTGTTACTGGCAGTGCCAGTATCCCACACTCCGGACTTACGGGGCTCTTGTCAGACGACCACGTCCAGTATACCCTCCTTGCTGGCAGAACAGGAGGACAAATCCTTACAGGAGGAACAGCTGCGAACAATAACACGACAATTAGGTCTACTTCTAACGCTACCAAAGGTTCAGTGGTCTTAGATGAAACTACTACAAGCACCAGTAGTTCTTCTGGGGCTTTACTTCTTTCTGGAGGTCTTGGCATTTCGAATACTACAGACGCAATAAGTTCGACCAACGGAGGAACAATAACAACCGCTGGAGGCCTGGCAGTCGCAAAGAAAGCTTTCATTGGTACAGACCTTTCAGTAGGAGGAAACTTGACGGTTACCGGGACTGCTAGTATCCCGCACTCCGGACTTACCGGGCTCGCGTCTGACGACCACTTACAGTATACCCTCCTTGCTGGCAGAACAGGTGGTCAAATAATTACAGGAGGAACAGCTTCAGGTAATAACACAACAATCAGGTCTACTTCTAATGCTACGAAAGGCTCAGTGGTCTTAGATGAAACTACTACAAGCACCAGTAGTTCTTCTGGGGCTTTACTTCTTTCTGGAGGTCTTGGCATTTCAAACGCAACCGACGCGACGAGTGCTACCAACGGAGGAACAATAACAACCGCAGGAGGGTTAGCAGTCGCAAAGAAAGCTTTCATTGGCACAGACCTTTCAGTAGGAGGAAACTTAACTGTTACTGGAACTGCAAGTTTCCCGCACTCCGGACTTACCGGTCTAAGTTCCGATGACCACTTACAGTATACCCTCATTGCTGGTCGGTCTGGAGGACAAACACTTACAGGAGGAATAAATTCAGGTAATAACATCGTAATCAGAAGTACTTCTAACGCTACTAAAGGCTCTGTAATTTTCGATGAAAACACGGCGACGTCGAGTAGTTCTACAGGAGCAGTAAGACTCCTCGGGGGTCTTGGTATTTTTAATACCACAGACGCGACGAGTGCTACAAACGGAGGAACCATAACAACCGCTGGAGGCCTGGCAGTCGCAAGAAGGGCCTTCATAGGTACAGACCTTTCAGTCGGAGGCAACAGCAGTGTCCTTGGAAATTTCAGTGTTACTGGAGCACTTTCGTTCGGTTCTGCTGTAATTCCTCACAACTCCCTTACGGGCCTCGCGTCCGACGACCATCCAATTTATACCCTCCTTGCTGGCAGAACAGGTGGTCAAATTATTACAGGAGGAACAGCTGCAAGTAATAACACTACAATTCGGTCGACTTCTAATGCTACCAAAGGCTCTGTGGTCTTAGATGAAACTACAGCGACTAGTTCCAATTCTTCTGGGGCTTTACTTCTTTCTGGAGGTCTTGGTATTTCAAACGCCACCGACGCAATAAGTTCGATCAACGGAGGAACCATAACAACCGCAGGAGGGTTAGCAGTCGCAAAGAAAGCTTTCATTGGCACAGACCTTTCAGTAGGAGGAAACTTGACGGTTACCGGGACTGCCAGTATCCCGCACTCCGGACTTACCGGGCTCGCGGCTGACGACCACTTACAGTATACCCTCCTTGCTGGTAGAACAGGAGGACAAATAATCACAGGAGGAACAGCTGCAAGTAATAACACAACAATTAGGTCTACTTCTAATGCTACCAAAGGTTCGGTAGTCTTCGACGAAACTACTCCGACTGTAAGTAATTCCACAGGAGCAGTAAGACTCCTCGGAGGTCTTGGTATTTCTAATACCACAGACGCAACTAGCGCTACGAACGGAGGAACCATAACAACCGCGGGAGGCCTGGCAGTCGCAAGGAGGGCCTTCATAGGGACAGACCTTTCAGTAGGAGGAAACTTAACGGTTACCGGGACTGCCAGTATCCCGCACTCCGGACTTACTGGCCTCTTAACAGACGACCACACCCAGTATACTCTCCTTGCTGGCAGAACAGGTGGTCAAATTATTACAGGAGGAACAGCTTCAGGTAATAACACTACAATTCGGTCGACTTCTAATGCTACGAAAGGCTCTGTGGTCTTAGACGAACCCACTGTCTCGTCAAGTAGTTCTTCTGGGGCTTTACTTCTTTCTGGAGGTCTTGGTATTTCAAACGCCACAGACGCAATAAGTTCGACTAACGGAGGAACCATAACAACCGCAGGAGGCTTAGCAGTCGCAAAGAAAGCTTTCATTGGCACAGACCTTTCGGTAGGAGGAAACTTGACGGTTACCGGGACTGCCAGTATCCCTCACGGAGGTCTTACTGGACTCTCAAACGATGACCATACGATTTACACTCTCCTTTCGGGTCGGGTAGGTGGTCAAATAATTACAGGAGGAATAAATTCAGGTAATAACACCACCATTCGATCGACTTCTAATGCTACTAAAGGCTCTGTAATTTTCGACGAAACTACCCCGACTGTAAGTAATTCCACAGGAGCAGTAAGACTCCTCGGGGGTCTTGGTATTTCCAATACAACCGACGCAACTAGTGCTACTAACGGAGGAACCATAACAACTGCTGGAGGACTCTCTGTCGCGAAGAAAGCGTTTGTTGGTACAGACCTTTCTGTAGGAGGAAACTTTTCTGTTTCAGGAATTGCTACAGTTCCTGCTCCAAATCCTTCTAACAATGGAGAAATTGTGAATGTAGGATACCTTAACTCTGTAGGTTCTACTCTTCCTCCTAAAATTTACAATGATATGGCCTTAGTGACTGACCTCTCCGAACCAACTCAAGCGAAGTGGAAGGGTGGGAGTATATACAGCCCTGATATAGATTTAGATAAAACTAGACACTTAAGGCTTGCGAAAATAGGAAATCAGATAATCAACCCTGGCAATGCCTTTATAAATTTTGGATATAGACTTGTAATAGACAGCTCTCATTTCGAACAACTTTACGGGAAAACCGCCTATCTTATAAAGGTTCCAGGAAGATACTATGTTTCGGGTACAATTATCACAGGAACAGATTCTTTTTCAAATTCTACCACAGCAGCTTACTTTATCCAACTTACTGAAATAGTTTCGGGAATTACTACTATACGTCCTGGGTCAGAAATTTACAGTACACACGCAACAAGCACTACATTAGGAACAGATTCTGTTTCTTTTGGGTGTTGTATCGTTGTTCCAGTAGGAGGTTCCTTCTTTAGTATGAGATGCGGAAGAACTTCTGGGGCTAGTATTACGTCCATAAGGAATGGTTCTAATATCAGCGTTGTTAGCATCGCAGATTCAGAATATTTAGATGTTTACAGTACTGCTTACACGATTCTAAATAATGCATCTTACGTAGATATACCGATGACTGCTACTTACTACGCAGATACTCTTTACAATTTCACAGCTCCTAATGCAAATGTAGGGGTAACAACCACTGGAACCTATCTCGTCTCGGCAAAAGTGACATTCCTAAGACCGACAATATCAGGATCAAATCCTGTGGGGAGGTTTAGGTTAGTAGACCAGTCAGGAACACCTATAACTGATGCTTTCGGCGGGTCTACGTATAACCCTTTCAACGGCGCTGTTCTCGTATCGAATGCTACAGCTACTTGGACAGGACTCCTTAACATAACAGCTACTACAGGAACCATAAAAATACAAGCTATAATTGATTTCGGATCAGGAGAATTACAGGCAATAGGAGGGCTCTGTTTAACAAGCGTAAATACAACAGCTTTCCCTTCGCAACTAAATTTTAGAACAGTAAGTACAAGCAATCAGCTACTTTCGACTACTGTGTTTAACATACCGTGGCAAAGTGCGTTGATAAATACTGGAGGCATCTCTTTAACTCCTGGAACTACTCAGATAACTGTGACCAAAAGCAGTTTGTACTGTATCAGTGGTAGCATTCCGATACTGGTCCCTTTAAATCAAACAAATATTTTAGTAACTGTTAATGTATTGATAAGTTATGACAATGGATCGACTTTTAGGAACGTTACTACAGCGCCTATAATCAAGTTAGCAGCAAATAATATGAGTGTGCCTTTTTGCTTCTTTACAAATTTGTTCCCTGGGGCAAGGATAAGACTGACTATCAACACGTCTGGATCTACCGCGGACTTAGTAGCTCTGGGAAGTAATTGCTCTTTGAGTATCCTGTCGTTCGACGACCTAACTACCCCAGTGGATTTATTCCCTGTCAAAGGCTCATTTTACAAATTTTGTGAGAATTCTGAATTTTTGACTTTGCCTACTACGAGTATCACTGTTGTTAATAGTATTTGGTCTAAGTATGTTCCAGCAGGACTTTATAAAATTTCTTTTAATACTTCCGTTGGTATAGGAACTGCAAATACAATCGTTTCGTACACTATAAACCAGTCTGCTGAGAATAGAGGAGACAATGCTGTTTACACCAGAGGAGGAAATTATGTATCTATAGGAGAATACCCAATAGGTTTCTCCAGAGTAGTTACATTCGATAAAGGGATTAACTACATCTTCGTAAGCATAACTAGTAATAGAGTAAATACTGTTACTGTCACAGCGTCTCTATTAGATATCGAAAGAGTAATATAGAAAGAGTAATCTAGAAATCTTTTTTATTACCTTACTGTAAGGTAAGATGTCAGCTATAAACAAATGGAGTATCTTCTGCGAAACAGACAATAAACTTTTAGAAGTACTTTCTGTTTCTGGAAACCCTCCGCCGGTGATTTGTCCTGACAATCCAGAACACATTATCGTTCCAGAAAGAACTTTCCTGCTTCAAGCTATCCAGGAAAACCAGACAAAAATCAAAGAAGAATCCATTCCAACACAAGGGTTCTTCAAGATAGAAGGTAAGATTATTAATTGTCCTGCTAACAGTGTAAGTTCCCAAGACACTGGTCTAAAACAAGCAGTATCTATCTTAGCATTTTACGTATCGCCTTCTCCAAATAACTTCAAAGACGTCTTAGATATCTATATAAATCTCGGAACAATAGGAATAATCACAGAACCTGTAGTATCAGGAACAAGTACCGTCAAGTTAGGTACCCCTATATTTTCTAATATTCCTTTGGGATTTGAAATACTGATTAACGGAGTTCCTATCGGAGAAGTTCTTTACAAGAATGCTGCCACACAAACTATTACTATGGACGGCATTATCTCGCAAAACTTCGCTGCAAATTCTCCTGTAGTCCTAAGGAATAGAATGATGAAAAATTTCATAATAGGATTAGCCCCTAAATACGAATTCGGAATTAGTGTTATAGGAGGGTCTTATATGTCTCCGAATTACAGCGTTACTGCTGTATATACTAACAAAAGTCTTTCAGAAAATAAAGAACTAATTTATCACATCGAATACCTGTACTAATTCGAAGTAGTCGCATCAATTCGACTTAAAAAAACAAAGTTATATAATTACAACTATGGCTTCTCCTTCATTCATTAAAATCACCGACGTAAATTGCGCAGAATTCAAATTTTCAAAGACCAAGCAAACAGCTGGAAGAAGATTTATCAGTTTATTTTACAATAAACAAAATCTTAACGTAAAGCTCCCCAAGCTAAGAATTCCTTTTGACACTAAACTCAGCAACTTCGGACAACTCGAAGTTAATTTCAGTCTCGGAGACAATTCAGACCTTATCAAAAAAATCAAAGAAATTGATGCAAAGATGCTAGTGTATTGCGAAGAAATGTCTTGGAATTCTCAAGAATGCGAGTATTGCCCTATGCTAAAAGTTTCCAAAAACAATGCTTATCCTCCTACTGTAAGAATCAAAATTCCTATCAAAAATGACACAATCGAGGCAGATTTCTTTGATAGCACTGGGGCAGAACTTGACATCAAAGACGCTAGCGGAGTTTCTCAGCTCCTTACCAGAGGAAACTACGCTCTTTCCGCGATTGAATGCCTCGGAGTGTGGTTCAATTCTGATAAATGGGGGTTGTCCTGGAAATTAGTCCAGCTAAAGACCAGCGAAAACAAAAAGGAAGTCCTCGAAGCCTGTGCTTTTGATACAGATTCTGACGCAGAAAGCTTGGACTCATTATTAATCGAAGACTGAGTAATCTCACTACCCAAACAAATACTTTTATAAAACTTCAAAAAATTTTATAATGATATTAAATTTCTAAGCCACATCGCTTCTTCAACACGGATTCCTGGGATTTACCTCGTAAATCAACAACTACTTTGTTAACAAATTCGCATTTTTTCTTGGCTTTAGAACAATCGTCTTGACTAAATCCAGCAGTTTTACAGTTTTTATAAACATCCTTACAGTTTTCGCCACCCTTGTCTCCCTCTTTGGAAATCCCGACTAGTACTTCGTTGTACTTAACTCTTGCAAATTTCGAAGGGTCTAAGCTAGAATCTATGTAGGATACAAGGTCTTTTGTCTTATTTCTGAAGTCTTGAATTTCCGAATTACTTGTTAACGAGAAATTGCTAAGATTTATCCTCTTAGACTCTTGGACCAAAAGCAAATTCAACAATTGAACTAACTCCAAAGGGTCCTCTGTTAAAGGAGTTCCGCTCATCAATACAAGCCTCATTCTATTTTCTTTTGAAACACTATATGAATTGAAAATACATTCTTGAATTTTGGAGATATCGTGAAGTTCTTGGGGTTTCAAGTCCTTGGTATAAAGTTTATGAGCTTCGTCTACTATCACTATCGTCTTGTAAAAAGGGTCTGTAGTAGCAGAGTTCTTTGCTTTCGCCTTAGCAAGCAAGCTATTGTAATTTTCTCCTTTTCTTTTACATATATTGCTCCACTGCTTGTAAGAATACACAGGAAATGGTTTCGGTAAAGGCAGAAGTGCTAAGCCCTTATCTAAATCTTTTTTCAAAGTAGTCCTGGTAATCCAAACACAATTGAAACCTTTATTCATAAACTGCTTGACTATTGCTATAGCGCTCAGGGTTTTACCGGACCCTACGCTATGATAAAGAAGTATCCCATTTTCTGTCTCAGGAGTCAAGTACTTTGAAACAAACTGTTGGGTATTGTTAAGGGAAAACTTTCTCTTTGAGTTTTCGCACTCATTCTTCAATTCAGGCTTGCTCCATTTCAGCTGTTTATAATTTTTTAGAATTTTTGTCTGAATGTCTGTAGCTCCACTCATACCTTCTTCTTACTTATTGTATTCTAAAAAAATAAAATAATTGCGTAATAATATAGAATGAAAATTGATTGTGTGAGAGAAGTGTTGAATTTTTCAACTATACAACAGACTGACAGGTTTGACAAAAAAACCTTTGATAAGAAAAAGTTTTTAGAAAAATTATCTATATCTTCTCCGAGCTTAGAAGCTCTGCTAAGGAATATAGAAAAGTTAGATACCCAGGACTCTCTGAAGCATAAGAAATTGTTTAAACATTTCATATTCAGCGACATAAAGAAGGGGTATGGAGCTAAAATAATTGCTTCAGGATTCGTAGCTGCAGGATACAATAGTATCATTCGTGCTCAAGGAACCACTTTAGTCGTAGATGAAGAAACATTAAAGACTAAGAATGAATCAAAATTCGCAGTTCTTAGCTCTACAAGTATTTACAACGCAGAAACTTCGCCTCGTCTTACCAAGAACATTCTTTCTGTTTTCAATAAAAGACCTGAGAATACTTATGGTAAAGACGTAAGATTCATAATTATAGACTCAGGGTTCAAAGAAGGCATAGACTTATTCGATGTTAAGTACTGCCACATCTTCGAAGAACAGAAAAACCCAGCAGATTTAGTCCAGTCCATAGGAAGGGCTACAAGATACTGTGGAAGCAATGGTCTTAGATTCAATAAAGGATGGGAACTAGAAGTCTTCAATTACATTTCAATAAATATTAAAGCGTCTAATCTAAGTACAAGGATAGGGAATTTTGTATTTCCTAAGAAAAAGAAAGGGATTTTGAAAAATTTACAAGAAAAAGACCCTGAGATGTCTAAACGATTAGCTTTACAAACAAAAATACTAGACATCATAAAAGATAATGCTATTGATAAATTATTGAATGAAAATATTAATAACAATAAGAATAAATCTAGCAATGCATTAAAGACTGTAGCAATAATTGGAGGCACAGCACTGCTCGGCGGAGGAGTGTTCGTCGGAGGAAAATTATTGATCGACGCTGCGAACAAGAAACGTAGAAGCTAAATATTTTTCTTTACTTACTGTAAGTAAACGTATGTCAAGAAGAACAGATGATTCAGAAAATATGGAGATTAGAGGGATGATAACTATTCTCCCAGACTCCTTCAATGGCGATGGGAGTTTAGAGGTATCAGGGACTGTTTTCGCTGACAACGTCAGGTCTAACACAGACTTGGTAGGGGTTCAGATAGAGGAAATACTATTCAAGGAATCGTCGGTAAACATCAAAAATGAAATAATTGTCCCATCACTTCCTGTGATAGATTCTCACACTTTTTATATCAAAGACCAATTATTCCAAAGCATAGACTCCGCTGGGAAAACAACGATTTACCAACCTAGCACGACGAAAGGAGACATCGTTTCTCACGACGGCACAGTCCAGCAACGCATCGCTGTAGGACAAAACGGCAACGTTCTCACAGCGGACTCGTCGTCTTCTACAGGGCTTTCTTGGAAGCCTTCGGCAGCCCGAGCTACTTCATCACGATTAAACCTTGTTAACCAAGACGACGTGATAGTCTACGACGCGTCGTTTGGGAACGGTATGGCTTTGATAAGTCCTTGCGTGCCAAACGCCCCAGGGTCTTCATTTATCTTTTCAAAAAGTTCTGAAAACGTTGGGCCAAACATCACTACATTAGTTCAAGCACAGTCTTCTTTTGGAGATAGGCTAGTAGCAAAATACTCCGCATTTTCTTCGCCTGAAATTAGAAAAGACGATAATTCTAGAGGAAACGGTGATTACACTAATATCGAATCGAATAGTTATCCTAAAATACAAGCATTGCTCCCAGGAAACGCTTCTTGGGTGGATTTATTCCCCGATTTAACAGGCAACTTCTTCTTGTCCATTTACAGCGAAAACAATGAAGAAGCTTGTTCTTTTCTAGTAAGCAAGAGTATAGCATCAAGTAATGCTGCAGCTATTACTAAAATAGGTACTTCTCCTTCTGTACCATTTACTTTAAATATCGAACTTCGTTGGCAATCGTCTGCGCCACTCCAAATTCGTAAAGCAACGATTTCTGGCTCTCCTTCTCCGATGATAATCACAAATAATCTAGAATATTCTTACGTTGAAGAAAACGTTCAATTAACTGGTACAGCCAGTGTAAATTTAAAATCATATAGAATTTATGAGAAAAAAAATATGATAGTAAGTGTTTCGAGTGTTCTCCAAGATTCCCCAAAGACTATTTACTTTCTTTCTAAAAATCTTAGGAATACAGGAAGTGCTAAGTTTTCTGTATCTTCTCCTGGGAGCGGGGGTATCGGAGTGATAGTTGATTGGAACGCGAATTCGGGTATAAGTGTAAGAAAAACTGGTAATACCCACGACGGAGTTTACGTTGTCAGGGTTGTGAAGTAATCTACGCCAGGTCATCCAGGACTTCGTCGAGGTCGTCCTTGTATTTGATACCATAGTAAACTTTTCTAGAATTTACTTTTTTAGAACTTACAAGCCTGTCTAGCTCTCTTTCTGCTACTTTAGAAACAAACTTGATAGAGTTTTCTCTAGCATAATTTTTATAGATTTCCATCATATCAGCCTTTTTGATAACACAAGTAGGGTCTATAACGAAGTAGTTGTCTATGAAATCCATATAAGCATTCACTTCTTTGTTATACACGTTTTTAGCAGCTTTTATACATTCTGGGACCATCTTATTCTGGTCTCCATTGTAATACATACTAGCTTCTACAAGCCACTTCAATACACCTTTTTTGTTTTTCCTGAACTTCTCTGCTAAGGAGTTGTCTCCTTTTCTTTCGTAAGATTTTTTAGGTTCATCCACGAATGACAATACAAAAGGGAAAAGAACAAGACGTTCATACATCGCTTTATCAGAAAGATTTATAGATATAGGGTGATTAGTGCTTATGAATGGAACAAACACAGGAGAAAACTCTTTTTGTTTTCCAAAAATTTCTCTAACACTGAGCTTGTCAGTGATACCAGTTAGCATCTTCAACTGACCGTCGTCTAAAGCACAATTTTCTTTGGTATCACTGAGTATACCGAAACGACAATTTTCAAGTTGGCAAAGTTCTGTAGAGTGAGCTCCAGCAGATTTTTTAGGACCTTCTAATACTACACTGGAGTCCATCGCTACAGCATAATGCATAAGTATATCACTGATAGTATTCAAAAGTAGAGACTTTCCGTTGAATCCGTGAGGACCGTACAGTATCATAAACATTTTTTTCTTAGGATTACCTTGACAAGCATAGCCTATACACCATCGCAAATATTCATACATTTCGATGTTTGCTCCGTTTTCATCAGATGTGATTTCTCTAACAAAATTATCAAAATCCGAAGAATCTGCCTGGGGGTCGTAAGCAGTATCGATAGTTCTGGTGATATTGTCTTCTGGCACGGCGTGGCGCAGTTCTCCTGAGAAAAGGTCTATCATTCCGTTTTTTACAGATAAGAAATGAGGATGTATATCCTTGATTTTTGAAAATTCTGTATCTCTAATCAAAGGCTTGATAAACCTGACTATATTTTGAATCATCATACCGTCATTTAACTTACATACGATTTTCTTAGCAAGTTCTATATTTTCCTCGTTGTAAGTAGCCTCTAAGTCTTGATTTCTACAATCATCGACATATTTCCTAAGAACTCTTACTACTGTAGTGACCAGGAGTCTTTCTATAAAAGAATAGTCATCTTCTTGCCACTTTAATCCGTCCCAGAAATAACTTATTCCATTTTTCACATCGTTTATCCACTTAATTCGTTTTGGAGATAGATACATTCTTTGGAATAAATTAGAAATCCCCATAGCACTATTGCTAACACATTCGCTGATAATTGTAGGGTCTATTTCGAAAGTATTATCAAAATGGACTTTTTCAAATGTTAGATTTTTTGCAGGCGCTATGTTCCCAATAATTTTTATAATTTTTTTATTGTTAGAATCCACACAGTTTCCTGAGTGGCACCCTGCTAGAATCAGATTATTGTAAATATACACAAAGAACCCGATTTGGTCGTGAAGAACAACAGAGTCTTCGTGGCAAAAACAAGGTTCTGACCTGTCGCTGTAATTGAACTGAACGAAACCAGCACCATCTTCTTGTCCTGTATCACACGAAGGATGAAGAGCCTTGACTTTTATTTTGATTTCTTCAAGGCTTTCGGGTGTAATGATGTCAGAATTTTTCTTGATATTTTTAATATTTTTAAAGAGATTGTCTTTTTGCTCGCAAGACTTCAATATTATATGATTCACTTCGACGTTTGTGATGATGTATTCCATAATATTCACTCCATTTTCCGGCTCAAAAGGCACGAATTCGTCGACTTTGCAGTGGTTTATGAGCCTCATATTTTGCGTTTTACTGTAGACTGACCTGTCGATTATTTCTGGACTGAATAATTTAGAACAAACTTCTCGCAGTTTATTAGCCAGGTAAGCAGCTTCATTAGAATTGAAGAATACTACTGTAGGATGAGTAGAAATTATCACGTGATAAGAATACTTATACCTGTCGTTTTTAGGACGATGACAGCTAGAGAAGTAGATGTCCCTCGTAGACAGCTCGTATTTGAAGTCTTCTAAGAAAACTTCGATAAGCAGTTTCTTAAGGTCTTCTTTAACTTTGAAATTATCCAAATCTGGAAATTCGTCCTTGAACCATTCCACGTCAAGATAAGGCTTGACTTTAGCAGGACTGAGGATAAGTTCATTGAAAATATTTTCGTTCTGAGGTAAGTTGTTAAGAACTTTCATAGCAGCTCCCCAATTGTCAAAAGACCCATACTTTGTATATCCTTGAGAAAAGTTTGCCTTGTCTTTGAAGTCTGTAGCTCTGAATTTCTCAGGAGTAGACAAGAGTTTTTTGACGATTTTCAAATTAGCAGAAGCAGTGTTAGCAGCCATTTGAATCTACAACTAGAATTATTTTTAAGTTCCTTTGGTTAATGTTTCTAAATAAGAAAAATACCGGTTTCAATCCCGATAAAATTTTTTGTAGTACGTACTGTATAAACAAATGGACGTTTCAGATATAACTCTTGAAAATGCTGGAGATTTTGTATGGTATTACATAGGCGAAGTTCTCCAGGCGTTTGTAGCGCTAGTGATATACAAGTATTTAACTACCAAAGGAGCCTTGGACCTTAAGAGCGTAATTCACGGCAGTCTGGTGATAGGAATGATAACAGCTATCATAGAATACTTTGACCCGTCGTTTAATAGGAATATAAAGTCAGGAGCTATGATGGCTATAGGAGGCAATTTAGTAAAAAATATCAAATAATTTTATGAAATCACTTTGAAGTTGAGCCGAGCCCGTTTGTTCCTCTGGAACTTGTCCTATCTCCGAAAGAATCAACCAATTCAAAACTGATTTCTCCAAGGTCTGCCCTAGCTAACTGAACGTATCTTTCTCCTTTTTTAATAACGTAGTCAGAGTCGCTTGTATTGTAAAATGCTGCTTTCAAATTTCCTAAATATCCTGCATCTGCAAGCCCTACACCATTCGCCAGAATCAACGGGGTCTTTGATATACTGGAACGAGCGTAGACGTTGTAGCTAAAATACCTGGCATTACCACCGCTTTCGCTTTTAAGCTGACAAGAAATTCCTAAATCTACGAGGCAATTAGAACGAGCAGGAATAACACCGTCTTCGACGATGAAGAGGTCTAGTCCGGAATCTCCCTCGTGGTAAGTAGAATGATTCAAGTAAAGTTCTTTAGCAGCTTCGCATTGAGGTACAATCAAAAATTTCATATCGTGTTAATTAATTATTATTCTATTCAATTTTTTAAGTAGAATAACATCACAGGGAGCGAAGCAACTGCCAAGCAACTTTTCAAAAGTCTTCGTCCATAGAAAAAATCATTTTATCTTGAGTAGTGTCTGCTCCAGCCTTGCTGTAATTAGACACACGTGCTTCGAAGAAATTTGATTTGCTTTCCAAAGACAAGTAGTCCATAAATGGGAAGGGATTTTTAGAATTGAATAATTTGGAATAGCCGAGACGAGTAAGCCAGTAATCTACTACATATTCTATGTAAGTTATCATCAAAGAAGCGTTCATTCCTATCAAATTAACTGGGATAGACTCTGTAATAAATTCTTTTTCTATCAAGTAAGCCTCTTTAAATAACGCGTGAACCATTTTTTCAGGCAAACGTTGAGTAAGTTTAGAATAAAGTAATACACACGTCTGGCAATGAAGGGCTTCGTCTCTGCTGATGAACTGGTTAGAAAGACTCAACCCTGGCATCAACCCTCTGGTTTTAAGCCAGAAAATAGCACAGAAACTCCCAGAGAAGAAGATTCCTTCTATGACACCAAATGCTAAGAGTCTTTCAGCAAAAGAACTGTCGCTATTGACCCATTTCAAAGCCCACTCTGCTTTCTTTTTTACGATTTCGTTTGTCTGAACTGACCTAAAGAGAGAGAGTTTTTCTGCTTCATTTGAGACGTAAGTGTCGATTAGAAGAGAGTACATTTCTCCGTGAATCGCTTCTATCATCAACTGTGTCGCATATAAATTCCTGACTTCCGGGATTTGAACCTCGTTGTAGAAATTTATTGCTAGATTCTCATTAACTATGCCATCACTACTTGCGAAAAAAGCTAAGATATTTTTTAAGAAGAATCTTTCATTATCATTTAATTTATTTTCCCAGTCAAAAATATCCTTGGTTAAGTCGCACTCTTCTACAGTCCAGAAGCAAGACAAACTCTCTTTGTAGAGCTTGTAGATGTCAGGGTAAGCTACAGGAAACAGAACGAATCTGTTAGGATTTTCTTGTAATATTATTTCTTTACTTTTATCGAAAACGAAACTCATCCGCTTTATTATAGGAAAGAGATAATAATTTTTTAAGTTAGTTTGAAATTTTGAGTTTCTTTTTCGGGGTTGGAATTTCAATGACATTGCCACCCCAGAACACTTCATCGATTTTTCTTTTTCTTTCACATTTTTTGATTAACATACTAGCACCACTTACTACTAACACTACATTACATTTTTTTAAATTGTCAAAGAAATTTAGAACTTAAAAAAATGATAAGTAAAATATCAATGAAAGAACACGCTGATATTACAAGCATAATAAGCTTCTATGACTCCCGTAGGGGCTCCCAAGAAGACGACAGCACTTATTCTAAGATTTTTAAAAAACCTACTGCTAATACAAGTAATAACTTAAACAAAATTTCAAGACCTGATAAAACTAAAACTTTTAAGTATAACACCTGGGAGATAACAGGGGAACACGATGGAATTTTTGAAAAGAAAAAGAGTTTTAAAGAGTTCAATGCGATGTCTTACTTTTCTAAATCGTTTCAAGAACGTGAAACACGTCAGGTGAACCAAGTAGGTCAGGCGGGTCAGGTGAAACAAAATATGTTTAAGGAAGCTATAAAAAGAAATTCAGATATTATAGTGAACGTTAATAGTAAAGGAGAAGAGATGAAATTCAAACGTTTTGAACAGTATATCTCTATGGAAGTAAGAGGAGTGAAAAAGATTTATGATATCTTTGAAGTATTCAACGGCGCTAAAACTGTCAATTTAGAACCTAAACAGTCAGCATTTCAAAAAGTTTCTTCGTTCTTCTCAAGAAAATCTAAAAAGTAAAAAATAATATTGTAAGGTACTATATATTCAATGAGTCTCAATGACTATGTAGTAGATAAAATTTTCAAAGATCACGTTGAAATCTTGGATGTTTCAGCCACGATTTTAGCAGAAGATGCTGAAATTATCAAGGCTTTTTTCAAGAAGGGAGTATCTTCAGAAAAAAACAAAAAACTGCTTTGTGTCCTGATGAGTAGTTTGTCTTATGCTGACTCGTCGACTTTTTATGAGACTTTAAATAAATGGGGGCAAAATCTATTAAACTTTAAGATGTACTCCTCGGAATGCCAGTACGTATCTTTTTGTACTTATGCTTTGAAAGACGCTGTAATCATCGCTTTTAAAGGGAGCAGTTCAATCAAAGATTTTTTTTATAATATTAATACTGTTTTGATAAATTCACAAGAAATCAAAGGGAGAGTACATCAAGGATTCTACGATTTGTTGATGAAAAACAAGACTCTTAATAAAATATCAAAGATTATTGAAAACTACCCAATTTCTACCAAGGTAATCTTTACAGGGCACTCATTAGGAGGAGCTTTAGCTAGCTTAATGACCAGCTACTGTCAAAATAAATTTGGGAAGGATACAGCATCGCTCTACACCTTTGGAAGTCCAAGAGTAGGTGACCAAACTTTTTGTGATACAATAAGCGGCTCTACCAGGATTGTTAATGACCAAGACCCGGTGTCTTTACTTCCTTTTCCTCCAAGGTACAGACATCTCAAAGACCGGATACTCTTAGGAAAATCAGGGATATTCCATTCTTACACATTAAATGCCCACAAAATTTCTGCTTATTACAATTTTCTGTTAGAAGAAACTTAAGAAGATTCAAAATTATTTTTTTTTTATTTCAGTAAAGTATTATGGATTTGACCTTGCCTATCATAGGAGTTATAGGCTACGTAGCTTACACTCTTGCAGAAAAAGAAGTAAGAAAAAGCAGAGAATTGAGGAAAACTAAAAGCAAAACTGTTGGGGACAATATTTATCAAAGCGATGACTTGCGCAAGAACACTAAATACGTTCAGGATATAGCAGACTCCAGGTATGCCAAGAGTAAAAATACCAAGGAAACAAAAATAGTTCCAAATTTTTTCAATAATTCCTGTCAAATCATCGACTGTAATGCTAATGAAAATTCTCTAAGACAAAGGAAAAAACTAAATGATTTCCCTTCTGCTGAGAAAAAAGAAAACTTCAGCGAATTAGCAGGTGGAAAGGTAGATATATCAAAGCATAGCAATATGCAGCCTTTTTTCAGAGGTTCTTCTACTGGTACGAGAAAAACAGAAGATGCTGATATAATTGGTCTTTATACTGGTAATCAACGAACTTACAAAACCAAAGAAGAATCCGAATCATTTTTCAAACCTATATCACAGGATATCAACGGGTTAAATACAATTGTAGAAGATGCTAGCAGGTACGTAGGGTCCTTGTATAAAAACGGAGAAAAACCTATAGAAGAACAAAGAGTCAGACATATCAACGAAGCTGACCTCAGACCAGTATTCAAGACACTCGACCAATTACGAATCGACCCTAAACAGTCTTACAAAGCTGTCTTTAAAACAGGGCAATTGGGCTCAGAAAGAGGTCTTGTAGGAGAAGTTGTCAAGAACAGGCCTGATACATACTTTAAAAATTCAGAAGCAAGATATATAGTAGATGGTGCTACGCTTCGTTCTATCACTAATCAAAATTTCAGAGAGGTAGGAAAGGACGAGTTTTCAGAAAACCCTCAACAGCTTTCGCAAGTTTTCTCTGCAGACAAACTGAAGCAAAAAAACAGAGTTTCTAAGCATTACGGCGAAGGAGTCTCTTCAGTCTTGAAAGAGGATACTAGAAATACCGATAAAACATTCGGAATTCCAAACGCTGTATCGGGACTAAAAAAACCTGTTAATAATACTACGAATGGTATGCGAGAAACCTGTAGAGTGGAAATAGAGAGCTACATAAGTTCTGCCGGAACTTCTACTACAGACCGTAATAGACCAATGAATTTAAGCAGCAGTGCTGATAGGGAAAATTACTCTGATTTAAAGGATTATACATTCAAGACACCTGTAGGAGCTATTAAAACTCCTGAAGGCAGTAAAATAGTTCAAAAAATGAAAAACGATGACAACCAAACAAAGTTCGGAGGCTTGAGAATTTCGAGGATTTCTGAAGGAACGGTAGAACAAGGTTTGAGCGGACAGTCAGTGATTAGAACAAGAGAAAAACCGACAAATTCTAGATTCTTACAAGACGTTCAAAATCTTCCAGCAAATGATTTAATCAAAAAGTTTTCTTAATCTTTTTCTTCCAAGCTAGATACATCGCGCATTTTTTGAAATTTTTCTGGAAGTAGTCATCTATTTCGTTCTTAAGAAAAAATTCTGGATTATAAGAAGTTTTCCCAAGATTGAGTTTTTTATACATTTCAAATTTTTTAGTTAATTCAGGTAGTATAGTCAATACTTTTTTACAAAAAGTAGCAGTTGTATTGCCTCGAATAACTTTTAATTTTTTGAAATTTATACATACAGAATGATATTCCTTCATTTTTTCAGGTATCTGGTATTTATTCGGCATTCTTTACAATTGATATACATAAAAAATTTCTGTGTGTATGAAATTATAAATTTTTTTATAATCTTATAATAACATACTAATACAAGAATTTTAAATGTCGCGAAGAAGAATGGTGGTAGTTAAAGATTTGGAAACAGAATTAAAAGAATTTCAAATTTCTCAAGAAAATGAGGTATTAAGCGAAGTCCCTGAAGTCCCTGAAGTCCCTGAAGTCCCTGAAGTCCCTGAAGTCCCTGAAGTCCCTGAAGTCCCTGAAGTCCCTGAAGTCCCTGAAGTCCCTGAAGTCCCTGAAGTCCCTGAAGTCCCAGAAGTCCCAGAAGTCCCAGAAGTCCCAGAAGTCCCAGAAGTCCCAGAAGTCCCTGAAGTCCCAGAAGTCCCAGAAGTCCCAGAAGTCCCAGAAGTCCCAGAAGTCCCTGAAGTCCCAGAAGTCCCAGAAGTCCCAGAAGTCCCTGAAGTCCCTGAAGTCCCTGAAGTCCCAGAAGTCCCAGAAGTCCCTGAAGTCCCTGAAGTCCCTGAAGTCCCTGAAGTCCCTGAAGTCCCTGAAGTCCCTGAAGTCCCTGAAGTCCCTGAAGTCCCTGAAGTCCCTGAAGTCCCTGAAGTCCCTGAAGTCCCTGAAGTCCCTGAAGAAACCCTGGAAATTCCTGCAGAAGCAGTATATAACCCTATATTTTCCGATGGGGAATGCTCTGGAGTTTCTCTAGTTCTCCTCGAACCGGAAATCCTTGAAACGGCGGATTCAGTAGAAGATTTTGATAAAAAAATAAGAGAATCTATAAAGAGCAGAAATGCTCCTATAACAGAACTTTTAATCGAAGAACAAGCAGTACCAGTAGAAGAAGAAATTTCTAGCTACAGAGTTTCAAAAGCTTACGTCAGAGGCCCTAAGATGCCAAATTCGCGATAATTTTTGGTAAAAAAAATGTTAGGAGATATCAATGGAAGAAGACTCGAGTTCTGTAGTAGAAGCTAAGAAGTTATACACCGTCCAGTTAATAGACACACTCACTCCTGTTATCTACGAAGGTATCAAATCTATTTTTGATTCGTCTAAAGATTCTGAAAAAGTCTTGATAACTTTTCAAGAAAAGCTATGCTCTATAGTAAGATGGAATCAGGATATCATAGATAAAGAGTATTCTAGAATAGTAGCAAAATCCTCAGAAGAAGCTCTTTCAAGCTTGATAGATGCTGTATTCATTTCCAATGTTAAAGTTCTTTCGTCTATCAGAATTGCTAAAACAGATAAAATACATATCAAGGTCCCTGAAGCAAGAAAATTCATCCACAGAGCCTATGTAGAAACGGCAAGACAAGTTTATCAAGACCCGTATCTCTTTGATGACAGAGAAAACAGATTAGAAATTTCTGAAATTCAAAGAAATGTAAGGAGAAGTAAAAATCTCATAGGGATTTCTATTGAAAAAACTGTGAGAGACCTCATACCTTTACAGGATATTATAGGAAGTTATCTACACGATATGGGTCTAGATGATGTTAAAGAAGACCTCCAAGAAGAAAGACAGGGTATAATGGAAGGAGAAACTCAGGAAGAAAAAGAAGCTGGAAGCGAAGTGGGCAGCGAAGAAGGACCAAGCTACCAGAATCACGATGATTTTTTTATGGAGGAACCCCAGGAAGTCTCGGCATCTCCGGATCTTGAAGTTGCGACTGGAAGGACTGCTGCAGAAACTCCTGGAGGATTTGTAAATAACGCTGTAGAGACCCCTGAGCCTCGTGTAGTTAATGTGAATTTGAGAGAAAAGGAAGACTTTTTCAGTGATAGCGACGAAGAAGAACAGCAGCCAAGAAAAGCTTCAAATGAAAGAAAGAATTATTTCAGCGATAGCGAGGATGACAATTAATCGCGTTGATATCCAAAACTATTTTTAGAATCACAGAGTATATGAATACTGTATTGGTTTATTTTAAAAATAGCTACACTGTTATACTGTTAGCAGTAATCCTGAGTGTTATTTTTACTGCTGTTTACAGCTTGGCGTCAGAATCAGAAATTTCCGCTAATAAAGACGACTACTTGAAAGCAGTAGCCTTAAGTTCGTTAATTACTGCTCTAATCATTTACATCAACAGTATTCCTGGGAATTTAGCAGAAGAAGTGATAACAGGAATCGCTCCATTCTAAATTACACTGCGCCAATCTTAAAAATCTTTTTTATTTTGAAATATTAGACAAAATACTATGAGTAGTAAAAAAGATTTCGAAATAAGCCTGAAACCCTTCAGTATGAAAAAAGTTCCAAAGGAAAGCATCATAGTTCTGCTAGGAAAACGTAATACAGGGAAGAGTGTTCTCGTCAAAGATATACTGTATCACAAAAGAAATGATATACCCATAGGAACTGTTATCTCTCACACAGACCATCTTGCATGTTTTTACGACAAATTTATACCAGGGATGTTGATACACAAGAAGTATACTCCAGAAATTCTAGTAAAGGTGTTTGAAAGACAGTCTCTTGCCTTGGAAAAAAGATGGAAAAACCCTCATTCTTTCCTTCTATTTGACGACTGTTTAAGCGATTCAAGTAATTGGGCTAAAGACGAGAATATCAAAGAAGTCTTCTTCAACGGGAGGCATTACAAAATACTCTACATACTTACTATGCAAAGTCCTATGGGGCTACCACCTGCTATGAGGACTAACATAGACTACACATTTATACTTAGGAATAATAATTTATCTGATAGAGAAAAAATTTTTAAAAACTATGCTGGGATGTTCCCAAGCTTTGGATGTTTTGAAAAAGTTTTGGATGCTTGTACTGAAGACTACAATTGCCTCGTTATAGACAATACTAGTCAGTCTAATAATTTAGAAGACCAAATTTTCTATTACAAGGCAGAACTTCACGACAACCCAGGGTTTAGGATGTGTCCCAGCAATTTATGGGCCACAAACGACAGTATGTATGCGAGGTCTTCTTCGAAGGGAAATATGGATTCTTATGTAAGTAATCACAAAGGAGGTAAGATAATCATCAATAAGAAGAAAAAATTCTAACATTCTGCTTGGTCAATATAAAATAAAGTTTGAGCTAAAAGTATTGTAAACAAGATGTATATCATTCTTAAATTTTCTTCTTCTTTCCTGAGGATATTACAAGCCAGTATGTATCTAACAAGAAGGAATAAAAGCATTCCTTTAATCAATGAAATTCTAAATTCTTCGTTGCTTTTACATTCTAAATGAGCTTTTAGATTGCCAAGAATCTTATGTAAATCGTAATCATTTTCTGTAGCGTTTTCCATTGGGTTTATTACTATTTCAAAAGAAATTAAACATCAAGAATCAACACAAAATTTTTTAAAATAATTGGTAGTAGTAAGTAGTAAGTAATAAATAATAAGCAACTAAACAAGATGAGAACATTCATTCGAAGACCAGGGAATAAGACGAATTTCCTGAAACACATAATTCCAAAGATACCTGACTTCCCAGGAACATACTTTGAACCATTCATAGGGACAGGAGCAGTTTACCTGGCTTTACTTCCAAAAAAAGCAATACTTAACGACCTTAACAAAGACGTAGCATCCGTCTGGAAACTTGTGAAGAATAATCCAGAATATCTGTTAAGTGAAATTTCAGAATTTAAGAAGACTTTCTTACCGCTTAGCAACGAAGAAAAATTGAAGATGTGCAAAGAAATTGTAAGCAATTTAAAAAATTTGAAAGGCGACGAGAAGGCAGTAATGTTCTTGATGATGACGTATTGTAGCTTCACAGGTGTCTTGGACATTGGTGGTAATTATAAAATTTACAGCTTGGCTAGATCTTTATATTCTGAAAATTCGCTCCATATATTCACAGAGAAGTTCCAAGAAAAGATAAGGGAATTGTCTAAAATTCTACAGAAAGTTAAAGTGTATTCTAAAGACTACTCTGATGTTATCGTCAAGGCAAAAGAAGGAGATTTTGTTTTTTTGGACCCGCCGTACATCGAAGAAAGAAAATACAGATTCAATTACATTAAAAATGAAGAGATTTTTTCTAATTCCAAACTTTTGAAACAGTTAGACGCCTTGACGTCAAGAAAAGTGAAATGGATGATGACACAAATCGACACCGCGGAAGTAAGGACACTTTTCAAAAAGTACAATTTCTTTGAATATGAAAATTCTAACACGTTCTCTACTAATTCTGTTAAAAAAGAACTGATAATCACAAACTACTCAATGCAATCGTGACGTAAATCTCAAGTAAACGCAAAAAAGCCCTACGTATATACATAGGGCTTTAAAGGTTTTTTTAGTTGTTTTAGGTTTTTTTTAGTTTTTTAGTTTTTTGTTAAACTGTTAGCAAATGCTACAGCTTCTGGTTTGATGTAGTGAAACTGTGAATCTTTTGAAAAGACTGTGTTCCAATTACTAGTATGAGGGACAGACATAACGTGTATAACGTTAGATTCCTTTATATATTTAGAAATTTCGCTTGTAAGAATACGATGACCTGGGTTTGCGTAAGCTTCCCTGAAGACTTTTGAGATATCTGTTTCTACCGAAGCATTCAACCATCGCTTGACGTGTTTTTGCATAATACTTCCGGTTTCTCTTGGAATTACCACCGTAGGTATTTTACGAGCTTCTAAACCACAAGCATCATCATAAGTAGCATTCGTCTTTTTGAGATTTAATCTATCCATATTTCTACCAAGCTTTATCATAGAAGACTGTTCTGTTTCTAAGATTTCTGCTACTAATAGCTCAGCATTTTCTGGATTTTTTAGAATATTGTATATGGTTTCTTGATTTTTAAGATAGCTGGTATAGCACTCGAAAATTTTATCTCTTGTGTAAAGCACCCTCTTGTTGATATCAGGGCGCGAAGTTCCAGTTATTCTTCCAATTCTTTGAGCGATTGCTACAGCATTTGTAGAATCAGATCCAAGGTAGAACATAACAGTAGCAGTTCTTGGTTTTTTTTTGTCGAAACCAACAAATGAAATTCCTCGACTGAGAAGTCCACCTCCAACGATGATTATTGGACCATTGTAATTTTCTTCAATACTACCAAGCACTTGGTCTATAGAAGACCATTCGAATCTTAAACAGTCTTCACGTCCTGGAGAATATCCAAAAATCCCATCGCAATTATATGTTATCACTGGACAGTCGTACATACCAAATAATAACAAGCTTACTTCGCGTTGCTTAACATTAGTGTGTTCAGCGCAAAAAAGAATGACTTCTCTGCTTTGTTCTTTGCGAATACGTGCTACTTCAGGCGAAATAACAGCAGAATCTCCGCACCATTCGACGTGAGTGATATCACTTCGATAATTAATGTTTTTTGGAAGAACAAAGACATCTTTTGCTTTAACATCTTTGATAAGGGAACAATTTTCAGGCGTGGCAGATACCCAGATTCTTTTGAAATATTTCAAATCCGTGTAAGGTCGAAGCATAGTAAAGAAGGCAATCCATTCTTTTTGAACTTTTGCAGTTTCTTCTGCTTGAGTGATAGTTTTATCATTATCACTTTTGTTAACCAAGTCAGCTTCGTCGTGAATCATATGAAATCTTTCGATGCCAAAGTAATTGTCATTTAAGACACTTTCAGTAAGAATTTTTGCTTTCGAGCATTGCGAATTATTATTCAACAATACTACTACTAAACGCTTATGGTCTTTAAAATATTTTTTGAATTTTTTAAGGCTTGGAGCTGTAAGCCCACCAGACTTGGAAATTTTGATGTCTTCGCAAGTTAAAGCGAATACTTTGGATTCTGTCAATCTTTGAGTCAATTGAATCAGTTGGTCTTTGCGATTATCGCAAGACAGTAAGCATAAGGATTTTTTTCCAGAATTTTTGATGATGTCGATGATTTCTCTGGTTTTTCCATTTTGAGTTCCAGAAGCAATCACGAGATTTCGCTGTTCGCGATGGATAGTCTCATTTTGATTCCTAACCAATGGTTCTTTTTCCAAAAGTGCTTCTTTCAAAGAATTTTTGAAAGCATCATAAGCAATTTTAGCAGTTTCTTCAGGGGTTGCGACGGTAGTTGCTACGTTGTTTCGGCGAGTAATTGAGTTCATTGGTTTTGTTGTTATATTCAAAGTATATCAATAAAAAATCGTTTTTTTTTCTTGAATACTTGCTGTAGTTAAACGCTCGATATAAATCTCCACGGTATACTGTAAAGTTTTTCATTCCCATCATTTCTAGAATGTTGTTGAAGCTGGGTGATTATACTTTTCCAAAGAACGTCTTGTTTATACAATTTTTCTCTGGATTTTAAGAGCGTCACGTAAGGCAAGAACTCGTTCATACCTAACAATTGAAAGAATTTATAGAGTATGTAAGGATAACTAAAGAAATTATTTCTATCAGAAGGTTTACATTCTTCCCAAGGTTCTTGGATTTCATTAAACATAAACTTTAATTTGTCTTCTACACATCTTGGCATACTCAAGGGTTTTACTCCATTTAAAGAATTTATTATCCTTGGTATATGCTCGTAGAATTTAGAATATCCTATTTTCTTTAAGAGCCTTTTCATAGAGCTAACATTCAATTTTTTGGTATCAGAAATCTTCTCAGTTTTCAATTCTGATAAGAGGAGTGTTATCAATTCCTCGGGAATAACTGTCTGTTCTTTGCCTTGTATTTGATTAAGCCATTCTGTAAAATAATTCAATCTTTTGTAATCTATAACCACTTTGCGTTCATACTCCTGAGTTTCCTTGTAAGAGGGTTTTTCAGATATGTAAATTTCTTTGTCGCAGCTCCCGCAATTACTACAAACATACCCCTCGTATCCCTCAATCATCTCACTTTTACAAGACTCGCAAAATGAATCTTTGACTCTATCTAAATTTCTGTTGAGAAGTGGTCTGTTTTCGCCGATAGCTATGAAGTAATCATCTATTAATTTATTCTTAGCATAGTTATACCCAGCAACAGTTTTAACATCTTGGAATATACTCGTAGTATCTATGGACTCTTCTATATCTACAAAATCGCTGATAATTCTAGCAGTATTTAGGTGGTACTCTATTTCTTCTTCTCTATCAATGATTTTTTTGATATCAGCGCTAAGTTCACAGTCTTGTCCTTTAAGTTTCAATAATTGAGCTTGTTTTTTAGGCAACACGACGTCTTGTAGAAATTCAAAATATTCCATTTTTTCAGAATGAGTTTGCATTAGAGATTTTGAATTATTTATGGATTTAGCAAGTCTTTTTTGTTTTCTTTTTGCTTTTTGTTCTACGAAATCCATTTGATATTACACAATTCACTTCTTTAAGTAAATTAAGCAAAAATCAGCTTATCAAGCGTCGTTTTAACGCAAAAAATGCGATGAGATACTACACCAAGTAAGAAGCAAAAAACCATCACAATAGGGAATTTATTTCGATGACGATACGGTAAGACAGAAGTGATAACTACAGCTAACGCTACAGTAAGAAGCACGTCGACTACAGCAAAATCGTACAGTCTAAAAGAATGAAGGCCAGTTCCAGGTTTTCCAAAAATGTCAGCGTATTTGCAAAGATTCAAAGATTCCATTCTTACAATACTCAACTTAAAATAATTTTAGATTCATAATAGTATGAACCAATATCATAATAAAATCAAGAAAATTTACATCGACAAACTAACTGGTGAAAATCTCCTGGACCTTGCGTGTGGAAGAGGCGGAGACCTCAGAAAATGGAAAGATAATAAGAATATCAAATACGTCCTTGGGTATGACATCAACGAAAGTAGTATCAACGAGGCTAAGATGAGGCTCAAATCTTTAAATTTTCCAAAATCAAAAAAAGTAGTCTTCAAAGAACTAGACCTTTCAGCTAATGTTTTGAATTGTAAAACAAAGTTTGACACCATCACTAGCTTCTTCGCTTTTCATTACTTTTTCAAGAACAAAACTGCTCTGAAAAGCATCACAAGTTCGATGAGTAATTGTTCGAAACCAGGAACTAAATTAGTACTTGCTTTATTCGATGGCGAAAAAATCAATCAGTTGCCTGAAAAATCTATTTACAAAAACTGGACCATCACTAAACAAGCTAAGAAATCTGGAATTTTTGGAAATGAGATACTGGTGTACCTAAAAAAAACTATTCTAGACACTGCAGAAGTTGAATACATAGTGCCTGCTAAAATTCTAGAAAAAGAACTTCTAAAAATTGGTTTTGTGCTCATAGAATCAAAAACATTCGCAGAAGTTCTTCCAAACAATCAGCTCACGTCAGAAGAAAAAAAATTCAGCGAATTGAATAGAATTTATGTTTTTGAAAAAAAATAATATCTTACAATAATAAGAAGACTTATGAGTTCTGCTAAACAAATATGTTTTAATGCTAACACCCTTTTAACATCTACTATTATACTGCTTGTAGTAATCATCACAGCAGGCGCTGCAGCAGTGTACTTCATTACGGTAAATTCTACCACAAGCCTGCCTCCTCGACCAGTCCATAGTACCAAACCTGTGCTTCAACGATTTCTAAGGAACTCGTACAACAGACCCTACAGAGACCAGGAATCGATTTTTGATACAGATAATGCTAACAAAGTAGGGTATATTTTCAATGGTTCAGGGGTCCAATACCCTCTTTATCAATACTCTGAAAATAGAGAATACAAATACTTTATTTTAGATGACAGCAGAAATGGGAACAAGATAGAAATACCAAATCCTAACAGAAGAGACATCATTTACAACGGCGATAAAATCTTTGTTCCAGAATTTTTAGAGGAGATGAATATAAGGATTTATCCAATTGTTAATACAATATTTTCATCTAGAATTTAAGTACATTTTTGAATTTTATTTTGTATTCTACTACTAATACAGTATGACTTTTGAAAACAGACACCCTTCGTTCTTCCAGCAACCCAAAGCTTCAAGCTGTTCAAAGACTGCTGTTCAAAATCCCGAGGATACCTCAGCTAAAACTGTTGACAAAATACTTGGTTGTTCCCAGGAAAGTTCAAAGTTTTCTAATCTTTTCTTTTCGTCCAAGAATATAGAAAATATCCAAAAAATCATACGACACAGAGTCTACACGGTTTCCAAGGAAGTTATTGGGCATCAATCCGCTACAGAACTAAAAATTGTAATGAAAAGCAATTACCTTGAACACGGAAGAGTGCCAGCAAATTTACAGGATTATCCTAAGAGAATTCAAGAATTGAATGAACGTGTGGCAAAGTCTGTAGTTCCAGGGATTGTATCAGGAATTCGGCAATACAGGGGGTATCTCATAGATGCTGCTAAAGCCCCTGACTTTCTTGACAGACCTGTTAATGATTCTAACGCTGGTACAAAAGAAAATCGCAGCACTACAAGCGTACTCTTCGGAGAAAAAAAATGATTTTAAAAAAATATTATATATAGAAAACATCAACTATGAATAACATCAAGAACAAGCTCATCCCAAAACAGGTAATTGAAAAAATTATCAACAGATACAACAAACCCCCCAATTTCACCACAGTTAAAGACATTTCGTTCTATCAAACAGCCTTCGTCCAGAAGTCCTTTGCGAACGTAGACCAAGACAATTGTCCCAGTGATAACTATTGTTCTATTAATCTACAACATCATTCTGTTTCCAACGAAAGACTTGAATTTCTTGGTGATAAAATCATTGACTTTATCACCACCGAATTCTTATTTGATTCCTTCCCAGACAAAGATGAAGGTTTCCTGACAAAGCTCAAAAGCAGAATTGTCAAGAAACAGTCGCTCGCATTCTTAGGGGAAAAATTAGGATTCAGGGAGTATATGCTTATAAGCACTCACGTGGAACGGAACCAGGGAAGAGAAAATCCAAGGTTCTTAGAAGACATCTTCGAGAGCTTCGTAGGAGGCTTTTACAAAGACCAGCACTGCGACATCGTGCTAGTTAAGAAATTCTTGCTAGGCATCTACGACGAGTTTATCGACCTTGAAACATTGATAAATGTTAATGATAATTTCAAAGACAGTATCCTGAGATACTTTCATTCTAAAAATTACGGACATCCGGTGTATACGCCTTTGAACTCTTATGATAATTCTGTAGTTATCAAACAGTTCTTATCAGCCATCTTGGTATCCAAAGAAACTATCACAGACCCCGTCGAGTATTCTCAGGCTAATAAAATCCACGAAAAGTTGATGAAAAGTCTCCCAGAAGAACCTATGTCAGTCCTAAACAAGTCCATCGAAGGAAAATTCGTCCTTGGAATTGGCTACGGGGACACCAAGAAAAGCAGTCAACAAGACTGTTCTAAACAATGCCTTACAAACTTGAAGGTATCTCTGAATTACTAAATCGTAAAATCAAGAAAAAAAAACGATTAAAAATGTATATACTATCATAAAAATTACAAAAATGCTCTCAATTGACACCACAAACATCAACAAAAATCAAGAAAACGATATGGATTTACTCTGCACAATCTTTGAAAATTCAAGTATCAAAGAAGAACAAAAGATTTTGACTTTCGATTTCTCTCCTTACGCGACAACATCGCAAAAAACTATCGATTTTCACGCTTTCGTGCTTGACTGTGGATACGTTATCAATCAAGCTCTAAAAAACCTCTAAAAAACACAAAAACCTCAAAAACCTCAAAAAACTCAAAAAACTCAAAAAACCCCTATGTAAATATGCGTAGGGGTTTTTTGCGTACGTACTGAGTTAAAGCTCTGTTTTTCAATTGTACGAATTTACAAGGAACCTGTCTATCTCATATTTCAGAGCATTCTGCCTCCTTTCACAACTGCTTACAGGTTCTTTCTCTTCATCAACAACCACGTTTTCAAGACCAACAGCTTCAAAAATATCATTGTTTTTCACTTGTATTCCAAAAGTTTTCTCGAAATTCTTCAAAGAAGAAGTAGAAGTAAGAGGAGTGCTAGCTAATATATTCTCGTATTCAGAAGATACCCATTTGTAATATTCTACAATCTCTTCTGATTCTCCAGCTTCTAAGATAAGGAATTTTTTTATATTGTTAGACATATTCAAGAACCTCGTAGAAGCAGTCTTGTGAAGTTCGGCGTCTCTTTCGTAGTTTAGGTACTGTCTAATCCCTGAAAGAGCAGTTATAACATAAAGAATCACGCTATTTGAAACTGTAAGTATGGAGTAAAGTTCGGTTTGTTTGTCTGATATATTAGAAGTGAAAATACTTTCAGTAGCTGAAAGCCCTGTAAGGACCATCCCTACTACAGTGAAAATATTATTATTCCTATAAGCAATCGCTGAGTCTGCTGAATGAATCCACGAATACTGACTACATTTCACTTGATATTCTAAGAGTCCTGTTTTAACTTTCGAAAGTATATCCATAATATTAATTTATATTTTAATAATATCAGACATTTAGGTAGTATGAAGACCGCTATGCATATCGCAGATATTCCTTGTAATTGTATGCTAGTAGCTAAAGACGGGACAATCGTCGGAATGTCTCAGAAGGCTAAAAAAAGTAAACTTTTTGAGAAGTTAAACTTAGATTCTATTGATAATATACATTCTCTTTTTTCCAAGAAAGAAAATCTAGAAAACATAACACAAGAAGATTACTTCACATACTTCAAGCTAGATAACAAGATAGTTCAAGTCACCCTTAACAAGATACCTCATGGAGAAAACTATTTTTTTATGATTTCAGACGACCTTCACTCTCTGGCAGTGACCAATAAATTTATGGCAAATCTAAGCCACGAAATACGTACTCCTCTGAACGGGATTATAGGGATGATGACCCTCCTTTTGGATACAGACTTAGATGAAGAACAGTCCCGGTATGTAGATATGCTCAAAGAATCTAGTTTCAGTCTGTTGAAATTAGTTAACGATATCCTCGATTATTCAAAGTTAGAAGCCGGTAAGACTATGTTGAAATTAGAGAAGTTTTACATAAGAGAATGTATAGAATCGGCTCACGATATAACAAGCATTAAAGCTGCAGAAAAACAGACAGATATGGCCTTTATTATAGACTCTGACGTACCTCAATACGTGCTAGGAGATTACCAGCGAATCCAACAAGTACTTATAAACCTATATTCTAATTCTATAAAATTTACAAAAAATAAAGGAAAAGTGATAACAAAAGTTTTCATCGACCCATCTAAACAATCAGAAGACGAACCTGGAAAAACTATGATTAGTATATCTGTAGAAGACGATGGTGCTGGGATTTCAGAAAAGAACTCAAATCTTCTTTTCAAATCGTACAGTCAATTATTTTCCGATTATTCTGAAAATAATGATAACACAGACGAGGGTTCTGGGTTAGGATTAGCTATTTCCAAAGAGCTTTGCTATCTTATGGGGGGCAATATAATTCTAAAAAGCTCTGTGCCTGGAAAGACAATATTCGAATTTCATATCAAATTATCCAGAATAGACGACGACTTAACATTACAAGATTACACCAAAACAGATTCTAAATTGTTTGTTGGTAAAAAAGTTTTGGTTGTTGACGATAACGCTATCAATCGCATATCTATCTCTAAGAGCTTGATTAAATGGGGAATGATGCCTTATCCTTGTTCATCTAGCGATGAAGCATTGATATTCTTGAAGGGCGATATCTGTTTTGACCTTGCTTTGTTGGACATTTACATCCCGAAATTCAATGGGATTTCCCTTGCTAAAAAAATAAAAGAACTCAAGATACAAGTTCCTCTAGTAGCTCTCTCGAGTATAGGAGATAAAATCATAAATGCAGGGAAAGAATTGTTTTCTTACCTTCTTACAAAGCCTGTGAAAGAAAAAAAATTACTATCAGTTATACACGACGTCCTTAGCAAAAGAGCTCCACAAGTCTTAAATGCCTTAGAAATGCCGAAAAAAGACGTTCTTGGAATCAAAATTCTTGTAGATGATGACATAAGTATAAATCGAGCAGTTTTGATTTCTCAACTAAAAAAACTTGGATACACCATTATCAAAGAAGTAGTTAACGGGTTAGAAGCAAAGAATGAACTTTTCAAAACAGCATATGACATAGCTTTTATAGATATAAAAACTCCGAAAATGGACGGTTTTACGCTTTTAAAAAATATCAGGGATAATTTAGACACACCGCCTTACTGCGTATGTATGACAGCTCTTTCACCAGAAATTCCCAGGAATACTGGAGAATATTCATTTGACAACTTCTTATTTAAACCTCTAGAGTTCAATAAGCTGAAGGACGTGATGGAAGATTTTAGAAATTTTCAAAATAAAAGTTATGTAGTTTGAAAATAAATTGATGTGGCGCAGTAATTCAAAATTCCCAAAACCACTATTACAATACTTAAAAAGTAAAATCATTGAAATGTAAATGAAACACGTCATTGAACCAATTAAATTAGATATTCTAAACTTACGACAAGAAAGACAAGCTAGAAATGATAAACTTTGCTTAAAAAGCCTTAGCAACAAAGACTTATCAAAAAATATCAATAAAAAATCTTTTGAATTAGTTCTTAAAATTCTCGATTTATCAGCTTGCCAACTACTTGATAAATGCGAAAAAGACGCTTATTTTGCCAAGCTACTGGCTTCTAAAGTATCTATTTCTGCTTCTAGACAAGGTGTCAAAGATGAAATACTTCAAATAAATTGCTGTAATAATACATCATCAAAGTTTGGGATTTTCTTTAATAAACTGGATTCAAAAGAATTCAGACCGTTGAAGAATGGTGGTATAGTATCAAGCACACAGATGAAACATCTAAATATTTCTAAAAATGATTGTTTGAAGTCATTTGATGCTAAAATCGATGGAAAAATCAATGGATGGCTTTTTGCAAAAATAGTGATTGGAAATGGCGGGCATCAAGATAATGTTTTCGAAGAAGCTTCACAGATATGCGAATGGGTTCAAAATTTTGGATGTGAAGAAGAATTGTACGTAGTACTGATAGATACAGACAATTTTTCAAAACTTCAAAAATTACAAGAAAAATTCCAATCTGTAAATTTATTGGTTGGCAATCACATAACAGTACAGAATTATTTCATACAAAATTATTCATTATAAAATATATCAAGAATTTTTTATAAAGATTTTAGAAGATGACTACACACTTCGTAAGCCATTTTGAAAGAAATTCTCTTTCTAGAAAATCCTTCTTTGCTTTCACGATAATTAGATAAAAACAAAGAATTGAACTGTATTCTTCTAGAATCTAAGAATTCGTTGAAAGTATCTACAAGCTTTGCCTGCTTTTCTAGATCAAGCACTGGTGTTATGACAAGTATAGCATATGTCCTATTAGTAAGCCCAGGAGTATTATCTGTGTACTTTTCAATGCTTTCAGATGAAACAATGCTTAATTTTATTTTTTCACCAGCATTATTGTCTATACATTTAAGCAAAATATTAGTTATACCATCACAATCGTTGTTTAACTTCGTCGCTCTGCTGATGTTATACACGTCGCTTTGTGGCAAATCATAAATTTCCCCGCCTATTGTGTAATTATTACTACCATCCAATATGAATTTTATTTTTTTTCCTCCTGGATAAATCCACCCTACAGTTTCAAGACTACCCGATGTTTTTCTTGAAAATTGGAAGCAGCAAACGCTGGCAGTTGTATCATCGAAAACTTGTTCTTCAAAGATATTTACAACAGTGATATGATATTTTTTTACAAATTTTTCTCTAAGAACCTTATCACTTTTTCTTACAGAACAAAAGAAATTGATTGGCAGAATCAGGATACCGCCCTCACAATCGCAATTAATTAAAATTTTTATGAAGCATTTGTATAGGTCATTTTCTGAATATTTATCAAAAATCTCCTTATCCCTGCATTTATTCCTCGCAAGATAAGGCGGATTTGTCAAAATAAAGCAATTATCAAGATTTGGCGGATCTAACAGAGTGTCTCGTCGCAATGTGTGAGAATTTTTTGGATCTATATCATAACAAACTACTTCACGATTCCCTGATAAAAACTTAAGTAAATCGCAGTTTCCAGCAAATGGTTCTACTATTTTTGAAACACTCTGAGGTATCTGCATATTCTGCAGAATATGCTCGTAATTTGTAGTGTAGAACTGACCGAGATTTTGCTTTTTTTCGCGATTTTCATCAACGTTAGAGTCCATTTATTATCAATACAGGTATGTTTTTAAATTAGTGGTGTGGCGCAGTAATCCCAAAAACCCTTGGTGTGGCGCAGTAATCCCAAAAACCCTTGGTGTGGCGCAGTAATCCCAAAAACCCTTGGTGTGGCACAGTAATAACAAAAAACATTTCAACTATTTTCAATTATTTTTTTACTCATCAAATACACTTTAACAGTTTTGGTTCCAGTTAAGAAAATTTCATCATCAAGCACGAAACCTTGACTGATGTACCAACGTTTCAAACCAGTATTGCCAAGAGAAAACAATCTTAAATTTTCGATTTTTTCTTGACGTGCTTTGTGTTCAACTACTTTTAGCAAATTAACACCATCTTTGTTGTTATAACTATTGTTCTTGCTACTACAAAGAAGCAGTATCTTTATAATATTTTTATTATTAATTGTATCACGTTTGTACTTGCACAGTACGAAGCTATGAACTGTTTCTTTTTGAGTTTTTCTGAAATTTCTTAGACCAGAAACAGCTCTAATAGATTTTCTTATAAATCCAAAATCAAAATCAGAAAAGTCTTGTCTAACTGTATCTGGACTTATTTCTTCTCTGCACACGCTACTACATTGTGTGATGATGTAATTTTTTATGATTTTTATCATCTTGTGTGTCTTGTCAAAGTAAATAATATCTTCATTCATTACTATTACTATGCTTCAAGTTTTTAAAAACGTAGGAAATCTTCACGTGTGGCGCAGTAATAAAAAGACCCACAAACCTACAACCCCTCCCCACAGGCACCTTAAAAAACGCCTGGAAAAACGCCTGAAGAAAAGGGTCCCTGTGTCCCCCCACAGTCTCGGATTCCCAAAAACCCCAAAACCAAAGTGGTGTGGCGCAGTAATAAAAAGACCCACAAACCTACAACCCCTCCCCACAGGCACCTTAAAAAACGCCTGGAAAACGCCTGAAGAAAAGGGTCCCTGTGTCCCCCCACAGTCTCGGATTCCCAAAAACCCCAAAACCAAAGTGGTGTGGCGCAGTAATAAAAAGACCCCAACCACACAACCCCTCCCCACAGGCACCATAAAAAACGCCTGTAATTCCAGGCACAAAAAACACCCCCTGTGTCCCCCCACACACTTAAGGTCCCAGAAATCCCAAAAGTCCTAAATTTTACATCCCATTTTAGAACACTTTATTTCTTTAACTCCTCTCCAAGGACCTCCAACCGCCTCTCCAAGGACCTCCAACCGCCCCTCAAAACCCCCATAGTCCTTGAAAACATAAGCAACCCCCAAACCACCCAAAAAC